AATGGGTTGCCCCGCCATCGGCAATGATTGGCACATTTCTATCGCCATAGGTAACACAATCTCTTATAGAATACGCCGTAGGGACGTGGAAACCCGTCTTGTAGCGAGTCGAGCAGATAGAACCCCCACCGATGCCCACTTTGACGGCATCTACTCCCAAATCGCAAAGGAAGCGGTATCCCTCGTATGTGGCAACGTTACCTGCGATGATTTTTGTGGATGGAAACTCTCGCTTTATGAAAGAAACGATGGGACGGACATTTTCGTGGTCAGCATGAGCAACGTCCACTGTCCAAAAATCAACCCGATAGTCATCATTTCGGATATCGTCTAGGATTGCGAGGGAGTTTGCTCCAACGCCGATAGATGCGCTGATAAGTTTCCATTTCTCATCATTCGCCATCTGGACGAACGATTGAACGGCAAGTCTGGTTCCAAATCGGTGGTAGATATAAAAATATCCGTTGGCAGACAAAAACTCAGCAGATGAGCGTCCAATTACATCTTCCATGTTTGCTGGGACTACTGGGAGATTGAATTTGTGACCGAGGAAGGTTATAGATGTGTCGGCATCTGCCCGACTTCCAAGCGCAGAATGCTTTGGGCGCAGGTGAATGTCGTCGTATGAAAACAGGAAATCTTGCATATACAGGCAAGCATACCTGAGATTAGGGGGGAAGTAAAGTTATTATAATTCCAACATTACTGTTGGCCGGACTGATGCTGCTTCTTCATGTGAGCAACTAGGTCTTTAGCGTCTTGGTCGCTTCTATGTTTTGACATTTTAGTGGCATGTCCGGGTGGACGAACTGAAAGTTGTTTTTTCCTTCGTTCTGGAGACAGCGTTTCCCACTCATTTACCGCATGGCAAGACGTGCATTGCACCTTTCCATCTGGTGTCTTCTTCATCAACTCGGGTTTACTATTCTTACATCTTGGACATAGAGCATTGGGATGTTTATTCTGTGGTGTTGAACCAACGAGTTTGAAATTTGTGATTGGAACGTCCGGTTCTCCTTGGTCCGTTACGGAGTGGATGGATGGGGTACCATTTCCAAGATTGATGTCCACATAAGTCTTACCATTCTGGTCAGTATAGACTGGGCGAGACCAATCATCTTCACCCGTGGGCGTCAATTCAATCGTTTCGTCAAGCCCCAATCTTTTTTCTTCACGGTCCTTATCCCAATCATAATCGGGGTCGGTATGTTTGGTGAGAGCTGGTTTGTATCCTGCCTCGCCGCTGCCGTGACAAGCGGTGCATTTTGCACCCTCATGCCGTCCTTCACCGCTACCATTACATTGAGAGCATACCTTGTTCTCTTCCATCTTCTGCATGTCAGAGTTCCATTTGGCATATGGGTTTCCCGTGTCATCCACGGGGTTTGGTCCTTGAGACTGTGGGTCAAATCCTTCCCCTACATCATCCATGCCGCCAAAAATAGATTCATCACCACGAACAGAGCGTTGAAGACGAAGGCATTCCTTAACGACTTCTTTCACAAATTCTGGAGAATATGCTTCTGGGAGCGGCATACTTTTCTCAATGTGGTTTCCCGTCATAGTATCCATTCGTTCGCTATCATAATAGCGTTGAATCAAAACTTCATTTTCATTTGCATCCAAACGAACCATACAAAACACCGTGGCAAATCCACTCAGATAATACTCCATGTAATCTCTTGGGGTCTGTCCTTCTTTTCTAAACCCAGCCTTTTCAAGAAGAGCATAAACATCTGCCTTGGTTTTTGCGTGGGGATGTGGGGTCGAGGTTTCAGATAAGTTCTCTTGAAGAACTTCGAGCACACATTCCTTGATAAGATTTCGATGATTAACTGGCATATGCTAGGATTTCAAATTTGCTTGGAGAGTTTGGATACTGATGGGTTGGACCATCCATTCTCTCCCAATTGAAAACGATACGACTGTTTTGAATCTCAGGATTCTCCGTGAATACATCTGCGCCGGGAGCGTTAACTCGACGATAAGTCAACATACGACTACCCTTGTCGCCCATGATTATATCTCCGGTTACCATATCCAATTGAAATCCCAAAGCGTGAAGTGCGCTGGTGATAGCTTGAAGACCATGTTCCTTCTTCTCAAAACGACCATTACCATCAAGTCCTGCTTTGGCAAATGCTTTTCCAATTTGATGACGTTCTCCGGTAGAGACTTTCTCAATCGCTGTCGGAGCTTCAACAATGACTTCAGCAAGACATTGCTTCACTAAACTTTTGAATGCATTTTTTGAGAACATAAATTATCCCAATTCGGAGAGAATGTTTCGGACGATATCGTCAGTGCGTTCCCAACGGTTACTTACTGGATTGCGAACTACACCTTCAGCGAGGGCAATCTGACCCTGTGCGCCGGGAGTAAGACCCATGAATGCACCTTGAGTTGAAGGGTTCGACACAAAGTCAAATGCAATCAATTCAAAGTCGTCGCCGACGATAGCGGAGTTCTCGGAAATCTTTTTGAGCGACCCAAGACCACGGCTGGAAATTCCCAGCTTGATGCCGTTGCGGAACAACTCACGAAGAATGTTTCCGTTTGGAGTAGTCAAGACTTCAACCGTTCCCATCAAATCATCTCCGTTCCAGTGCATCTCAACAACGTTGTGAGACACATTCTTCAGGTTGACGACGGAACTTTCAGGATGGTCCAACTCGCCCATAGCTCTTCGGTCCTTGATGAAGGTTGTGGCATACTTCTCTGCTTCACGGATAAGGATTTCGTCTGGATAGATGCGACCATTCTGGTTCTTCTTACCCTTACGCTGCAATATCCCCGAAACACGAAATGGTTGATTTGGATGCTGAGTGGACTCGTGAAGCATTGTCGGGTCCGCTTCAAAAGTAATACACTCTACCAATAGTTTCTTGTCGTTGTTCATACGCTTGTGTCCATCATTGTTTTCTTGATTCTGACTTGCCATTCGTCATTGGTCTCGTTAGGAGTCATATTCACTATATCATAGCGAGTATTGACAGTTCCTTCTTTGTTCATCTTGGCCAGAATTGCCGAAAGCATGTTTTTATCAAGACGAGTCTTCAAAGCATTTGTAGGAATCTTCAAGTCAAACATGGCAACAGACTTGCCATGCTCTAAATTTTTCATCCATCCAAGACCCTTAATAAAATCTCTCAGCGCAGTCTCGGGTTTGATAAGCAAACTTGTCAACCAAGGTTTGATATCTTGTGTAATACTGTCAACCGAATATGCATCATAATGGTCCGGTCCAGCGTCTTCTTTTACTGGCAATTCGCCGGGTGTTTTTCCTGCCGGTGCTTGTGCCATTACTTGATGCTGTGCTGCATTTGGGTCTTCCTTCGGCTGGACTGGTGCATGTGCCGCTTGAGGTTGTTGGTCTCCCGGCTTATCACCCTTCTGAGGCGATGGTTGTCCCGTTGCCGCTCCAAGAACTTGAATCTTGAAACCCGGCTTTAGAAAATATTCTTTTGGCTTGGGAGTGGAGTTATCATACGCCACTACTACATAATTATCATAGTAATCGTCCAGACTTACCTTTGATATATCAAATTCGTAGTCTTTGACATACTGCTTGTATCCACGGGAAGCACGAGCACGAACACGCTTACCATTCAATCTGGTTCCAATTGCTTGTTCAAACTTTTGCTTGATTTGCTCGGATGTTCCATCCATAGCACGTTTGAAATTGGCAAAGTCTCTCCCAAGGTCATAGAATTGTTCTGACCCTTGCTGTTCAACTATGCGTTTCAAACTAATCATATTATCCTTAGTCCACTTCTTCGTGTCCACAAACGCCGCACTTATACAGCGTCATATCACCTTTAGAACGAACTCGTTTCATCCTATGACCATCTTCTTCACAATCATGATCTTCCGGTGGTTCTTGGTTATCGTATGCTCGCTGAGCTTTATCAAAATTCTTTCCAAGTCCGCTTCCTTCAAAAAGCTTATCAGCAGAACGCTGCATATCTTTCTTTCCGGTCTTGGTCAAAGTATATCCAAGTGCTTCCGAACCCTTAACGCCCTTGTCGCTCCCGCCTTTACGGGCAAATGCGCCGGGAACATTGTATCCTTGGACCGCACCTGTTGTGGTCATTTCGGAAATAGGTTCTTCTTCAATCTTCTTTTTCTTGAATGCGTTTGGTCCAGTTACTGGACCGGCAGCGGCACAGACCGACATCTCCTGAACATCGGCAGCGACATCACTCCACTGTTTTGTTTTTGGATCCAATACTTTCCACCCGCCGTCTTTTGTCTTCCATACAAATCTGCTGATAGGGTGAGTAACTTGCAGTTGATATACTGTTCCGTTCTCGCTCCCCTTGCTCTTAACCAAACGCCATTGTTTTCCGGCAGGACTGCCCCATGTTTTATCCGCAATAGACAATACGACATTATCCTCAGAGTTTGGTTTTGGGGTAGGACTCCACGAACTATCCACCGCTTCATTCACAACGTTTCGGACAATATGTCTTATGATTTGGTCAAGGGTTGATTTCTTTATGAAATTCTCGTTTAGAGGCTTAATGGTCTTGATGAAATTCATCAATTTGTTACTTCCCATTTTCTTGGCCTGCTGATACAAATCAATGATGTCATCAGCAGGAAGAGTTCCCTTTGACCCCATCTTCTTCTTTGTCCTTACGATAAGAGCATCTGCCGGGTCCATGTCTTTTGGTTCATAGTCGCCGCCACGGGTAGCATTGCCGGTAACTTCGATGTCACTTCCGCCTGTTGAACGGTCAATTGGTGCGTCATCTTCATCTGGCTCATCTGGTTCAGCAACCGCAGTACCTCCACCGTCGTCAGATTGTCCGGTCATCTGTTTATAGATTCCCATGAAAGAATTTGCCTTTCCCTCGGGATATTTGTCATTTCCTTGAACCCATTTGGTTATCAAATCACTGCCTTGGAGAACACGCATGAATGCCCCACCCCAAACCCAAATGAAAATCTTTTTTGGAGCAAAGAAATACATTCTTTGGTCATCAAGCAAATAGCAGTTTGTTTCGTCACTCCATTCGTATCCAGCTCCGGTTACAATGGGTTCGTATTTGGCGGGTGCCTTTTCGCAGAGAGCCAGCGTTTCAGCCAGACCAGCAACGGCGGAGGAAGGATTTACTCCATAGGTAGGAGCCAGTTTTTGTAGAACTTTAAGATTTATTTTCATGCTTTGCCTCTGATTGCTTTTTGACTTCTTTCAGCAATTCGTAGGAGAGCATCAATACCATGACGTGATTGTCCTTGACGATTTTGCCGGGGTTGATCTTATCCAATTGATTGACAACTTCACGGATTTTGATTCGCATCACGTCCGAATCTTTAATCTTGGCGACTATTTCTGTAAGAGATTTCTTAATCTCCAAAACTCGTTCCTTAACAAATACATCAAAATTATTCGTGTTGGCAACATTGCAGATGTATTCACGCAAAACCGACTTTTGTTCGTCATCAAGAACACTGTCGTATTTCTCGTTGAGTTTTTCACACAAAAGTTTGTAAGTAAGAAGACGTATATCCTCAGTCTGAGTCTGATAGTAGTTGATGAGATCGTCTTCAGAATGCATTGCTTTTGGTTTGTCAATTAAGTGCTCAACTATGCAGTTTTTAGCCTGATACACTTCGTTGACATCAAATTTACATTCCGAGGATACAACATCTTCGAAAACTTTATAGATAGAAGCCAATACTCGGTAGTTCCTCACGGGTGCTTTCAACATTTCTTCAATTGGATAAGCATCTTTTACTTCTTTGATTAGATCGAACTTGAGTTGGGTAAGTTTCTTGTTGTTAAGTTTCTTGCGAGCTTCAACAATCACATTAAAAAATCGTTCTGCGTGAGTCTCATCCTTAATCTTTTCGTTGAGTAGGGTACTATACAGCTGACGCTCACTTGCGAGCTCGGTGTTTTCACGGAAATACTTGTAGAGTAGATCTTTGGCTACGGACTCTTCTCTGCCCGCAATAATATCTGCCGTCACCTGTTTTGTCAGGAGCTCGAACAGAATGCCGGTATTTCTGAACTTTGAATGGCGCATTCTTTTCTGCATAGTATTAGACTTCACTCTTCAACTTAATTATAAATATGTTCTCAGAATTGGAAACTCTAAGTTAATATTCATGTACGTGTTTGTTATTCTCGTATATTTTGCTCGTCCATTAGCGACGAACTATTTGGTGAGTGACTTTCTTTAATCAATTCTTTGGTCGTTTCTTTTTGGGTCTTTCCCATAAACCCAGATAAGCTACTAAACAGAGCCGCATCTACCTTCTTGGGTTGTTGTTTCGTCGTCTGCTCTCTCAATCTTAATGGAGAACCACCTTCATAATTATGACTGATGGCACTTTTCTTCTTTCCTTCGCTGTTTTTATTTGGATTATCGTGCATCTGATGCCTGCCCAATGGGTCTTCACGTCTTACATCAGACTTATGTTCTCCGCTTTGATCACGTTCACTGGTGTCTCGGTCACTTCGGTCACGATTATCTACGACTTTGGTTTCTTTAACCAAGTCCTCTGGAGAACCATCCAAGTCTTTATCTCCGGGCCCGCCCTTGTCGCCACCCTCTCCACCATCCCCACCCTCGTCATCGCCAAGGTCTAGGTCGTCCAAATCTCCCAAATCATCCAATCCACCACCGCCGCCGCTACTGGATCCGCCGCCATCTTCAGAATCTTTACCGCCCTTGCCGCCAATTTTCTTGAACGGTTTCGCCGGGTCATCACCATCCTCCTCAATTGAAGTAAAGCGATAACGCTGCTTGGCATCTTCCACAACCTCGTCTTTAACGATTTTGATGTCATCCTCAGACATGTTGAAGATGTTCTTGTAAATCCAGTTGAACGAGAAGAACTTGTTTTCCACCATATCGGTTGCGACTGCAACCTTGTCAGACCAGATCTCAATCTTTTCCTTCTCGAAGATGGTAGATGGGTTGGTAAGTTCAAGCTCAAAATCAACCAAGCTTTCGTCACGATACCCTTGGGCATACAAATGCACGATTGCAATTTTGGTCAATTCTGAGCAAAGAATACGTTGGATACGTTGAATTGTTCGGGCGAAGCGCACGTCTTCTGATGCAAGGGTTGCTTTACCCGAAATACCTTCTTCGTATCCTAGAAATGCTTTTGGAATCTTCAAAGCTGACATCAGCTTGTTACGAAGATATTCAATATCTTCGGTTCCGGTCCACTCCATGCCGCCAAGAGTGTCAATTTTTGTTCCACTATCACCACCACGAACCGGGATGTAATAGTCTTCCACCATGTTCTGTAGGTTGAAACGGAGATTGTATTCACCCGTCTGTTCGTCCATGTATGGAACTTTCTTCATCTTATCCATCATCTTCTGCATGTAGTTATCAACTTCAGCAGGAGGAATGTTTCCGATATCGGTATAGAAAATGCGCTTCTCAGGAGCACGCATGATACGGTGAATCAACATAGCATCTTCCATCAATGAAAGCTGCTTCCACACACGGCGAGCACCCTCGATCATACCCTTACCATACGGCAGGAAATTGCTATCAGACATGAGACGGAAGTGTGCCATCTCATAATTTTCAAGGATTTCTGCTTGTGCTGTATCGGTAGGACGAAGTTGGAACTTGACGTAGCGTTTGTTGTAAGGATCGGCGTTTTCAATACGTTCAACATTGTATGCCGAAATTGGCTCTACCATGTAAACACCGTATTCTGGTGTGACATACAACTTCAAATAGAAGTCACCGTATTTACACATGTTTCGAGTCCACGACCACATGTTAAATTGAATGTTCAGAATATCTGTAAAGAGGTTCTCAAGAATCTGCTTTACATTGTTGTTGGTAGAATGAACCGTCAACATCTTACCCATCTCGTTATAGGTAAGACATTCGTCAGCGTAAATGTCCAAGGCAGATGAAATGATTGGATCCATGTCCATCGTATCATAGTCACGGAACAAGTCCATGCGTGCTGCTTGGTAAGAAAGTGCGAAGTCACGGGTGTAAGCATTGTAGGCTGTAGAACGGATACGATTGAAACGGTCACGAAGACTATTTCTGTCTGTAGCATACATGATGCTATCAGTATCTTTGATTTTAAGCTGCTTACCACCGACATTGCGAACGATAACGTCAGTAGAAAAGAGTCTCTTCAGTCTCGCATATAGAGACTGTTTCTTAACGTCTAGTACTTCGTCGTCAAATGGTTTTAGTATTGGATTGGGCATATTTTATCCTTCTGTCTTTGTGTGTATGTGTATGGAGAACAATTCCCCTGCTATAAATATAGAGAATTACCCCAGAAGCCAGCGAATATCTTCGGTTCCCTGATTACCCCTACCTTGGCGGCCCGTCTGCATCTCCCACGATTTTTTCCCAGCGATGGCAGCATTTTGCTTGTAAACGGGACTTGTGTCAACAGGACGTGTCATATGCATCTGTCCAAGTGAAGCCCGGGTTAGGTCCATTCCTTCTTGGCGAAGGCGTAGAGCGGTGTCTCTAACCCATAGTCCGATTCCCAGCGCCATAACCAAGTCATCGTTGTAAGAATCCATTGCCTGCGCCTTTCCATTCTTCCAAATGAAAGTGTCCAATTCTGCTAGTGTTCTCTTGGAATAAATGTCAACTGCCTGACTTCGGAAATACATCTCTATGTTGTTGATAACCAGTGGACGTGTTTTTATATTCGTGCTGAATCCCGGAACCAATTTCTTTTCTTCCGAGTCATAGCGATTTGTCAGTTGACGCTGAACGTCCACATATTTCAAGTCGGTGGAACTATAAAAAGTGTTTTTATACTCACGATCAATGATGGCTTGAAGAGTTGCCCAACCTACGTTTTCACGCTCAACAATCAAGAGAGCATTATTATATTCGGTGGCGAGTGCTACGAGGAAATTTCCATAGTCCTTGGTTCCAAGGTTTCCCTTATATTCGGCGCATTGAATTGGCGTCTCGCCTGTAATATCAATCACATGAGCAGCGGAGAAGTCTGCGCCATCACCACGGGCAACGTCGGCGCATACAAGGTATGAGTGGGAGTAGTCTGGATAGTGCCAAATCCACAGTCCCCTATCTGCTCCACGGATGTCCACCGGGTCTTTCTGGCGGTTCTTCTTGTAGAACTCTACAATGGCAAGATCCACCACGTTGTCACCGGAGGCAAGGAAGTTACAATCAAATTCTTGTGCTGCTTTCTTGGGATTGCCTTGCTTCTCTCCCTCAACCCGTCTCCACTCTTCATTACGCTCGGGGTGCAACTGCCACGGGAGGGTAATCGGATGGAATCCGTTTTTACCAACCTTCCCGTCGTTGTTTTCTTCCGCCCCTTGCCACATTTGATGAAACCAGTTACCAACACCACGAGGAGTTGAGAGGATGATTGCGTTACCACCAGTTGACAACGTAGGAGAAGCGGAAGTCCACAATTCAGATGCCTCATCAATAAGGGCAGCTTCGTCAATAATAAGAAGGGATAGTGCTTGACCTACACCTGATTTCTTCGTCGTAGATGCCGCCTTGATTTGAGACCCATTTGAGAACTTCAAAGATAAGCGGTTATCTTCAATGCATTGCACTTTGAGCCATGTGGGAAGTTCCTGTTGGGCGTCTCTAACCTTGGTAACAACGTCTTTGGCATCATCTTGTCTCAACGAGATTAGAAGAATGTTCTTATCCTTGTTGAATGTCATCAACCACAGCGAATATGCAGCGACCAGTGTTGATATGCCCATCTGACGAGACTTGAGGATGATGTTGAATCGAAAATCGTGAAATGAGGTTAGAGTCTCTTCTTGAAACTTGTAAAGGTCAAACAGCACCATTCCACGAATTGGATGTTTAATCTTGACATAGTGCTTCATGAAATATACCGGAGAGGCAGCACACTTGGCGAACTCTTGGCGGATTATTTCTTGATATGAAATCTGCGGTTTATCAGACATACGTTTCCAATTTGAACTTGCGAGCACTTGCCAAATAATTTTTCTTGGCTACTGCTTTTGACTTTTTAAGGAACGCTACCCGCTTCTTTGCGAGCTTCAAGTCTCGCTTTGCTCCTATCAAAATCTCTTCAGGATTATTGTGCTTCCATCGTTCAAGGAAACCTTCCGAGTTACAGAGCATCGTGACATCGCCCGAATCTCGGGAGAAAAACTTGATTACTTCCTCCAATCGGTTTGTGATATCGAGGATTTCGCCAAGCTCGTAAGAAATCAATTTGTAGTTCTCGTAATCTGGATATGCTCCAACTATTCGGAGTTTGGTCTCGTAATCAATGAGACAGTTGGCACACAACCCTGTGCGATTGAAAAATTTCTGATCCAACTTACTTCCCCATTTTATGACTTGCCCACACTTGCATTTTTGGGTAATCAACTCACGGATCATGTCGCCTTGGGTCTTGGTTATTCGGATAGTTCTTCCGCCCCTCATTTCCCATTCCACTCCATCGGAGTCTTTCCACTTATCACCATTGCGACGATACTTTTTTTCGTTACCTGTGTAACCAACTTGTACAAAAGGACGAACGCCCGCTACGTAGTCCTTCAAAATGTCAATATTGCTCTTGTTTACTCCACGTTTCATAACTGTATATCCTTGTTACCATATCTACATATCAATACCAATGGTATAAAATGTTAAGAAAAGACGGTTTTTGTTCCGGCGGGGTTTATCCAAATTCTTTTTCCAAACGGTCCTGTAAGAAGTCCATCCGCCACGGCACTTCCAGTATATTTAACTGCAATTGACCTAGCAGTTTTGGTTGTGCTGATTGTTCCCTGTGTTGTGGTCAAATTTACGTAGTCATCTTCAACATTACTCAAATCAGAGACGTTTGTGTAACACACTGCGCCGTCGCCCAATGCTGGATTGGGAGGAAAATGTGTGGGGAACTTCCAACCCAAGAGTCGGGTTCCAAGAACCGGGCAACTCCCAATGTTTGGAATATACAAGCTCTGAGAAATAGTCAAACTTCCAGATACGAAGGTAAGTAGGGTTGGGTCTGAAAGTCCATTTCCATTGAACGCATACAGACTCTCTCCGTTGGGGTCAAACGTCTGAATCGTTGACAGGTTGGAATACACCAAAGTAGAGTTGATATCATACAACTCTGCCTTCAATTGAAAAGGTTCATTGGCGACGTTTACTTTGAACGGTATTTTTGTAAACAAAAGATCAGGAGAAAATCCATAATCGCTGTAAACCTTTAATGACAACTCCGAAAGAGTTACGCTACAGTGGAACGGCACAATTACCATAGTTCCATAATAGTCTGAGTTCGGCGTGAAATATAGGTACTGTTTGTCTGAAAACACTTTTATGGTAGTATTTTCGTTTGTGGCAACCGTACCCAGCTTCAATCCATACGGACTGATGTAATCTTTTTCTATGTTTATTCGTGGACTTGAGCTAGTGAAGTAAAAATCGATCTTGGCGTCATGCGTTGTTTTGGTTTTTTCCATGACCACATTCGCAGACAAAACGTACAACGCTCCCGCCTTTAGAGAAATGAAATTTGAGTTGTATGCCGAACCAGATATTCTATTAAATGATTCGCTATCATATGGATAGTAAATCCTGTCGTTGACCGTGTTGATTGAATCTGCCTTTACAATGACATATTGCGTTCCATCCATCTGCGAATATTGACTGGTCGAAATCTTCATTGCATCAATATACGGTTTTACAGAATGCGAAACCGCCATGAAGACCGAACTGGTAAACCAATATCTTTGAATATGTGACTGATTGTAAAAAGACCCCATCAAAGCATACGTCTTGTTATTGGTGATTGGATCTGTCAGCAATTCCAATGCATTGAGAGGTTCGTCTGCTATAAGTTGGAAATCTCCGGGGTAAACCAAACTCTTTCTATAAAGTTTGTGGCGAGCAACGAATCCAGAAAAGGGTCTTATGTTTCTATAAACTACTTCGGCATATGACTGCTTGATGTATGTGGTTGCCCCGGTTGATACGTCAACAAATTTCAGATAGTCGTCCGACGCAGTATTGTATGCAGTCCATGTGTAAGACGAAGTAAATGTTCCTTCGTTGACATTCGTAACAAACTGGTCCTTTCCTACAGTGTAGAAAAATGGATCACTAACCTGCATCGTTTTGCTGTCCAGAATGTTTTTTATTGTGAACGAAGCAGTCTGCCTCGTATCTTTGGTGACATAAGAATATGGAACTTGAAGCGTGGTGCTTGTAACGGTGATGGATTGTCCCTCCATCTGAGTATTGAAAGACTTGGTTGGAAACAAGGTTGGTCCCGCCTGAGAGTCGGGAATATTCAAAATGATACGATAGTCAATATCCGCTTTCTTTGGGTTGATCGACTTTCGGTTGACATCCTTCTTGGGGGTTACTGCAAGCGAGTAGAAGTTTCCGTAAAAATTGACGGTCTTGGTCAATAGGTCGGCGGTGTTGTTTGTTACGATTGGATACAACAGACCACGAGATTCAATCGTCGGTTTATTATAGAATCTAACCTTGGAGGTATTTTGCAACGTCTTATCAATTGCGATGTTTCCAATCCAACGGACAGTTTCCCCCTTGACCGTGGTTCCCAATAAGATAAGTTTTCCGGCACCGTTGTAAGTCTCCTCGTAAACGCCGATGGATATTAAGAAGTTTGCTACGTCAGAATAGGATACATTGCTGTCAGGACGCTCTATGTAGAGAGAATTGCCATTGGAGTCGAGACACTCAACTTGAATTTCAGTTCCGGCCTTTAGGAGGGATGACCCGTTGAATGCCACTGGGTTTTTTCCACCTGTAAAGACAGGGTTGAACTCGGCAATAACGAAGTATTTTGATAGGTAACTGGTATCTTCGATGTCGGGTTTAAGGACTAAAAGTCCTAGATTGACACCCTTTTTTCCGAAACTGGACAACAATTGAGCCATAAGTATTCAAGGGCACACTGCCCCTGAATACATATAGACATCACTCAAAAATAACCTTACTGAAGTTGCCTTCCCGCTTGATCTCTATCTGTTTGTCCACAGCATCCTTGAGGGCATCAAGGTGAGAAATCACCAATACGAAGTCAAAATTATTCTTCAAAAAGGAGAAGAGCGTGTACATGGACGCCAGATTGTCGGGGTCAAGTGTTCCAAATCCCTCATCAATCGCCAAGAAGGTCGTTTTGGGGAGATTGGATATGTTTGTGAGAGCGACACGAATGGCAATAGACGCAACAAACCGCTCATATCCCGATGTCAACTCAATTGGCCAACGACCATACTCATAAACGACGTAGGGGATGATGTTCTTACCATCCGTCTCAAACTGAATGGTGTAATCCACCACTTGACTTAGGATGGAGTTCACTTCCTTCTCAATCTCTGGCACAGTATTGCAGATAACTTGATAGGGAATACCATCACGCCCCACCGCCAGCATGTAGTGCTGATAAGAGTCTGATTCATTTTCCAACTCCGCAACCTCCTTCATGGTTTTGGTCAAGGTTTCGATGGTGCTGCGGAAAAGTTCCCGCTTTCCAGAAATATCCATCAACAAGCGATTCTGACGTTGAAACTCCACGTCTAAGCGAGTGAGAGTATTGCGATATGTTCCGATTTTCGCCTGTACTCTTTCATTCATCATTACTGACGCTTCGTTGCGATGATACAGTTCAATTTGGTGGGTTGCTTCTTTAAGAACCGTGTCCAACTTTTCTAACTCATTCGTCGTGACAATGATGTTGCGGCTCAAAACTGCCGCTTCATCCTTGACCTTGCTTCGGTCTGTCAGTGCCTTGGTATAGGTTTCATACACCTGTTCAACCCAAACGAACTTGGCGAGTTCACTCCTAAGATTATCCAGATGCTCCAACATTTTGTCCGCTTCCTTTTTATCGTCGGACAACTGTTTCTTTGCTTTACTCGCATCTTTGACGAAATCATTGTTGGTGCAAAATTTGCAATTCGGGTCATACTCATGTTTATCCAGACGAGCGACCTTTTCCAACTTACCCTTAATCTCAACCTTCTTAAGATCCATCTTCTGCTTGACTTCGTTAATTTTATCCGAAAGAGACTTGTAAGTTTTGTGACTCTCAACCAAATTGGACTCTTCAATCTTCTTGATTTGTGCATTTAGGTCTGCAACCGTCTTTTCTTTCTCGGAGAGCAGAGTCTTAAATCCTTCCAACGCCTGCCGCTTCTGTTTAACCGAATTTTCGGAAGATGTCTTCTTGGTTTCCAAGGCGGGAAGATTGGTCGGAACTTCTGCATCCAAACGAATCAGGTTGGCAGTCTCCGAGATGATTTGGTTATTAACGTCGGCAATCTGCTTCTTGAGACTATCCACTTCTTTCTGGTTTTCATCGAAGAGAGAAACGGCATGTGCCAACGCACTGTCGTTCTGCTGAATTTCATGTGGATAGTTCTTGTCTTTGTGGAGTTTTAGAACGGCATTCAGTTCCTTATTTCGTTCTCCTGCCGACTCCTGTAGGCGGTCAAAGACGTTTAACCCAATGAATTGAACCATGAGGTCTTTTCTCTCGCTGTTACCCATGTCAATGAATGACGATAGATTCTTAGCACTTTGGAATGATGCTGCTGTGAGAATGAAATCCTCATATGTTCCAATGTAGTCACGGATAATATCGTTGGTGTCACGTCTTGCCGTGCCGTGCAATTCTTCCTCCACCCCATTCTCCATCTTCCAGAATTTCACATCTACCTTGACATTGCCGGAACGAGTCGTAGAACCCTTGCGTTCAATGAAGTAGCGCACGCCGGAAATTTCAAACTCCAATTTGCATTTGAATGAGGTCTTCTGCACGTTCATGACGTGAACCCCCTTAAACCCACGATCAAATTTGTCAAACAGACAGAAAATGATTGCTGAAAGAATGCTTGATTTACCGGATTTGTTCGGTCCAAATATTCCATACACTCCCGCCATAGATGTGAAATCCACAACGTTGTTCTCTCCATACGTGAACATATTGTCAAACTCAAATCGGATGGGTTTCCACTTGAGATTGCGAGCAAATTCGTCACGCTTAATGAGCAAATTCGTGTTTCGATTGATTTTCAAAATCTCATCAATTTTGGATTGGTCTGTGATTAGAACCTTCTTCTGTAAGAACTCAGTGATGAGACGATTCTGATAATCAACGTTCGTCAGGTCGGTCAGAACGATGTCTTTACAGAGTGGAATGATGTCTTTTTTGTCTCGCTCTTGATCCATGCGGACATAGGCAGTTTCCACGACGAGTGCCAATTCCTTTATTTTGGAAATGACTGCCTTAACTTCGGACGCAATACTGTCGTAACACTTGAGACGAAGACGCACCTTCTTGGGAAGGTCTTTTAAGTCGGTTGTGAGCTGTCCCTTATTCACGTCAACCGTAAAGTATCCATAATCGTTCCTGAGTTCGTAAAATTCGTAAGTGCGAGTCTTCAAGTCCCACAATGAATATCCGTGACCACGCAGACCTTCACCATGATTCTGTTGAATCATGCTGCCGACGTAATGTATGCATGGTTTGTGGTCGTCAGGCGCATAGTCCTGCATATCTTGCTTCTTATGTATGTCCCCGAGCAACGCAATATCGTTGTAGTCAAATAACGGGTTCATAATAGCAGGGTTGCTGATGGCATATCCCGTCTCCAACGCCGCCTTATCTACCGCCCCGTGGAACATGGCGATGACGTGCTCATACTGATTGCGGTAAATGTCAGGAATGGTGTTACCTGCGATGTAGTGTTCGGGGGCGTCAAACACGCCCATGTTGTTCCACAGAATGTTTCCAAATCCATACAGACCCGTGGTCTTGAGATAAAACAAGTTGGGATGATTGAGAGAATCAACCAGAGGAGTCAAACTATCCAAGCGACTCTTATTTGACAATGTGGCGTCGTGGTTGCCCGCAATGAGAACCAGTGGACGAATGTCAGCAAGTGCCTTGAACAAATCCGTCGCCATTTGAATACACTCAGGACTCAAATCCGACTTGCTATGAAATACGTCGCCTAACAACGCTACCACGGTCTCCGGTGGCGTTTGCTTAACTTCTTCATAGAGGTTGGCGAATACCTCCTTGTATTCATCATGTCGCTTATTCAGACGGATATGGATGTCTGCGACATGCAGAATATTGGTGTATTTTGGAAATGGTGAGGCAAGTACAGTTATCATAATCCTAGTTCGTAATTCAGTAAATCGGTAAAGTCAAATTCCCTAGACGTGTTAATCAGATCCGAGACTCGCTCAAACCCAAGCGATGACGGATCTTTGCCGTTCAACTTAACAACGTGAACCTCAATGTTTGGAACGTCTTTTATCAGGAGTGAATAGTTCTTCACAGCATCTCTCAAAGCATCACTATCCAACACGATGTTAACTCGCTTCGTGCCGTTGATAATCATCTTTTCTCGTAGTTTCTTTGATGGGTATTTTCCAAAAAGAGGAACGGCATTATTGCGGATGGCAATGGCATCGAATACACCTTCACAGAGATTGAGTGGTTCGTTGTAGTTGATAAAGATTTCAAACCCAACAAGGTCCATTGACACTTCGGGTTTTTTGTGGGGAATTGTTCCTTCACTCTCGTAATAGCGTCTGCCCATGAAAAAATTCAGATTACCTTTTGCATCGTATGATGGAACGATAATGTGATATGCATATGGACCAGTCTCGCAATAACCGATGTTATATCTAAGTATGTCTTCACGGATGATTCCACGACGTTTCAGATACATCATGGCGTTCTTATATTCCGGCGAGGTTTTGGGTTGGGAGAGGGGGTGGAATTCCCCGGGAAGGGCAACCTCGGCTGATGCCACATACTTGCTCTGCATCGTAAACCGAACGTCTCCCGTCAGTTTAAGAAGACGATCCCGATAAGTCTTCGGTGCTTTGACTTTGGTCAGAAATGACCCAAGGAAAGACCCCTTGATATTGCATGTCCAACAGTGCCACTGTCCAGTCTCTAGGTTAATCTCCAACTTGCGCTTGTAGTGATGACAACAGGGGCAGAAATAAACCGCTTGCATACCGCCCTTACGCATACGGGCAGTCTGATTCAGCAATTCATTGAGTAACCCAACAATCTGAGATTGCACCAACATGCCTCAAGAATACTCGACTTCTTGAGGAAACTCAACTTATTTTAATGTGACGCCGCCAACTCGTAAAATGTCACTTTTGCCTGTTTTGAACCCACATTGTCAATGCAATAGCATCCTGCCTTGAAATAAAAAGTGCAGGGGTTCCATTCAGGCACTAACTGAACGGTTTTACTTTTGCCGTTCACGGTGATTGTTGCCGTAAGATCTACAACCTTTATTTCATACTTGATTTGTTTGCTCAATGAGTACTTTCCAAAATCAAGTTTTATATCTGTACTGTCCGATGGAGACTTCTTGAATTCAGCAACTAACTTGCCCGCATTATAAACCATCTTAAATAGGGGAAGCGAGGTTCCGTCTTTCCCGTGAATCTGTCCAATGATTACTTTTTTAGAAGGAGGGACTTTGTTTATGGCACACGTTGCCGAAAGAATGTTTGTGCCGGTCAGTTTCCAGTTTACTCTGTCTGACTTCCCATCTATAAGCTCTCGCAGTTCTGTCCTTGGATAAGATGACCCAAGCGTGTGTCCTCCGTTTGTAGGTGTGGAAAATATGAGTTCGCCGTCACTTCCCTTTGTAAACCATTCGGGATGTGTCCACCCACCCACCAAGTTAGCGGGGGAGATTTCTGTGGGAGGCGTAGAATCTGGAAGAGTTAGCTTCCAATGGGAAAGGTCGATATTGTATTTTGTCATAGGGATGATTGTTTTGTTTCCGATGCCCGTTCTGTATATTCTTCCAATTGCTCCTCCAAGCGACTCTTTGCCATGTGCAAGGCAATTTCATACCACTCCCCCTTAATATCATGGGCAAACCGCTTCATGGTCTCTTTGATGTTTTTCTCCGCTTGGCGGAAGTCGGGATGATGGACGGAATAGACGATGCGGTAGCGGCGGAAAGGGTCTCCGGTTTGATAAACATGAAGACGTTGAGTCAAGTCAAAAGTTGTTCCAACTTTAACCCAGTTGGGGAATGCGTCATTTGTAATGAGGTACAAGTAACCCGATTTCATAAAACTTATTCTGTCTTAGGACGACTCAACGAGTCTTTAATGTCTTGGGTATATGCCTTTTTTTGAACTGCTTGAACCGCTATTGATTCGGCGGTTACTTCTTTCTGTGGAATGAGGAGTTCTGAAATGCGATTCGTCGGCGGCACTGCCAGTGGAGTTAAAAGTGGAGGAGTAGTAAGTGCCAATTGATTTGAACGACTTTCTCTCCAACGAGCTTGTGCAGCACTCATTGATTGTGCAACCGCCGTGTTGACTATGTTGGATTGATTGTAGATAACGATGGATAACTGATTTGAAAGACTTTCTAATTGAACTTCATACCCCGCCAATTTGCCGGACAGAGAATCGATCAAATGGGTCATGTCTCGGCGAGTGCCCTGAACCTTGTCGTCAACCGATGTCGCACCTTTCCATACAATGGTGGAAGCTCCTAAAAATACCGCAACTACCAATGCGCTAATTGCATTGGTGACTATTTTGTTCCATTCAATCACTTGTAGATCTCCATGTATTTTGGGTCCGTGTGCATACAATCGTCGCACACATATTCTTCGGTGTCTCGGGCAAATTCTTTCCAACTTCCCTCGGCAACCAGATAATAACCACCAGTGACAATTGCTCCCGTCGTTTTACACTTGTCAATGATTCCCTCCACAGATTTCCCGCAGCGGTCACACGTTATCGTGATGTTCTTCATACACCAATAAATATCACGCCATTGCTATAACAACTGCATCATATGTGTCTTCGTTATGAGCATCCCACGTTCCCCGCTTGTTCATTTTATCAAAAGAATGGACATATGGAAACCGAGCATCAATTTGCTGCCGAACATATTCCTTGCCAGTCATACCTTTGACTCTGGCCTTTCCAAAAACAGCCTTGCGGGCAGTGGTAGCATTTATCAAACGGACCCCTATTTTGAAGTGTTCTGAAACTATGTATTCAAAGACAGCATTGAAACGGGCAAGTTTGATGATGACTTGTTGACTGGTTCTCCCCATCATAAATCCGGAGAGAGCAGACTCCAAGTTGATTTGAAGTACCTTTGAAATCAGTGGATGGGCGTCCATGAGAGATATAATTCGTAACGCCTTTTCTTTGTTTGTCGGACACTCGGAAATATCTACAAATCCAGCATCCAGTATAACCGTTCCATCATAGAACGCCCACCCACAAATCGTTGTTGATGCATCAAATCCTAGCACCATAATCTTAGAAGTCAATTTTTCCAAGTGACCCGGTGCCAGCATATGATGCGGACACTGAGCACGTTGCCCACGACGCAGAGACCGCATATGGCGAAGACCGATATGAGGTCACATAGCAAGTATTGGATCCGAGGAACGAATCCCTCCATTGCCACTTGTTTCGGATGTAGGCATCAAATTCATTGGTATCCAACTCAACCTCAGATTCAACGCACAACTCCAAACGACGAATTGTTCCCGTGTAATCATCTCCGTGGTCTTCGGGATATTTCCCTTGCCAATAATTGAACCGCTTGGTCTTGTCTTTGGCCTTGACCAAATCCAAATCGTTCTTCGTATAGACTTTTAGCAGTTTGGTCGCCTCTTTGCGTGCTTTTCTAAGCTGTTTGAGCTTTTCACGATGACTTTTGTTGATTTGTTCCAACTGTTCCTTCTCATTCTTTTTCAAATGAGTTTCTGCATCCAACCAGTATCCGGCGATGGCCTCAGTTAGAACCAAATCGTGTTTGGTCTTGTTCTCTTGAACAATTTTCAGAACTTCTTCTCTCGAAACTTTGACTTGCTGTAGTGACATAAACTTTTCCTTTCGTAACAGTACAGTGAAAAAAGCTTCACTGACTCCTAATACATAGGGCAGTGAAGCTTTTTTTCGAAAGAATCTTTTTTGGTTATTTACGGCTTGTATTTCTGATTGTTGAAACCACGAATATACAATGACAATTCCGCTGATTTTGGAGACGGAGAAGTATTTGCTTGGAGCGCATCCTTCAGTTCAGTAATACCTTGGATTGCCTTGGTCTTGAAGTCGTCAATGGTGTAGAACACTTCATTGCCGTCAACTGGCATTCTGGCGTTTGGCGGTGCTCCGGGAGCACCAAGACGCTGCTTAACCTCAAAGGCTCCACCCGCATGTTGCGTGGCATAGCGTTGGTCAAGGGTCTTGGTCAATGATGGTCTATCTACTGGTGTTGGCATATGTTATGTCCTTTGTTATAAATATCGTTTAGTAATCCATTTTGACAACAAAATTGATTGGAAGCTCGGGAATAATCTTGATGGGTGTTCCTAGTTTGGCGACACCAACCAAGTCCAAACCACTGTAAAGTCCAATGGTTGTTGCCATTGGAGCCAAAAACGACCCCGTTTTATCCAATGCAACCGAATGCTCGTAATCAAAAAATTCTGGAACGATTTGTGCAGTGGCAGTCTTTTGAGTCACGAAGTTTAGATAATCAATGACATCACTGAAGAGTTTTTTCTTACAGGAAGGAGTGATGTAAGTTGCGTAATTCTCCTGAGTCAAACGATTGGCGAAATACTTCCACACAATGTTCATGTCTCGAATGTCAATTCGGTTATCCTCGTTCAAATCCAACACGTCTTGAACCCATGTATCAACCAACTCCCATCTCACTATGCTTTCGCTGGCGAGGAATGAAGTGTATTCGTTGTTGTAGGTATTAGCATCTTGGTGGTAATTTAGGAAGCTGATTTCATCATCAGACGTTACGATGGATGAACTCCAATCGGTCGAGACCGGCTGTCCCAAAAACGAGGTATTCTTGTACTGCATGTAACGAAGAATGATGTCGGCATCTTGGAAATCAAACTCTCCATTTCCGTTGATGTCAAGGGATGCGGTTGGCTTGTACACTGCCGTAGGGTTGGTGCTGACGTTGAATTCGCCCGGGCTTACTGTGCAAACAACCTGCTTCTCAAAAATGGTATGTTGACCCTTGAATTGCAGGTCGTATTCGTAAGTGCTCGTATTCACCGCATTGAAGAACAACCCGTCAAACACAGACCCAGAGGTCATGATGACAATCTTTCCGTTTCTATAGAAAACGTTTCCGACGTGAAACTCATCACGCAGATTCTTGAGATTGTAGATGTATGCCTTGCCCATTATATCATCTAAGGAAATGTTATTGCTTTGTGTAGTGGAAATATCCATCTGACGGATGTCGTTAGACAGAATCATCGGTGCGCCGACAACCATAGACCTGTCAGCAATAGATACATCGTTTCCAAAGTCACGATATGGACTTAGATACTTCTTCTTTTTTTGATAGACGTTGGTGATTTCCCAATCGAGAGAGGAAGTGTTTTTTTGAAGAAGCATTGCCTGACCATTGAGAGTGTTCTCCAAATTGTTTGTGCATTGATGGAGTTGGTCTATCGTCGCAGCAACATAACACGAGGTCAAAGTTTCGTTGTCTGTTTTTGGAATTCCGACAACCGCATTGCTTTGAAATATGTCCACCGAATACCCGAGGCGGTTATTCTTCATGGTCAAGTCCGTGCCGTAAGTCTTCAAAACCAAATCAAACTTTGTATAGGGAAGATTCTTACACTTTTCAAATACGTAAACCGAACCCTGTTCGTAAACCGATGACCCGCTGAATTCATACACCAGTCGGTCTAGGGGTGCTCCAACCACAACCGCTTCATCAAATGTGGATACTGCGTATCCAAATCCATTGGTGATGTTCATGGTTGGGTTATAGGGTGCATACCCTCCAAACGTCAGTGGAAGAATATCAGTCGTTGGGAAAAACTCAAATGTCTGGGTCCAACTTCCACTTACAAATTCAAAATAATATGCTTGACCATTGGCTTGATTTCCACATCCAACAACCATGCTTTGACTTACAGACCCGCTCTGTTTATTGAGCTTCAAGTCCCATCCAAATTGGGCATCCGCCACCGAACCAGATGGCTCAATTCTCTGGAAGAAACTCCAACTGTAATTGCTTCCGGTGGAGATGTTGCGATACATGTAAACCGTTCCTTTGGAAGAACTTACATGAGGAGACCCGATTGCAATCCACGAACTGTTTATGCTTACTCCCCATCCAAATGAAGAAGTGACGGCTATATCTGGATTGTTGAAACTGAATACAAAACTACTCTGACTTAGAGGAATAAACTCGGTTCTTCCGAAATCGTGAACGTCAACCGACGCACCTGAAGCGGTGATGATACTCGCACTTGTGATAACAATTTGTGTAGCATATGGAGAACCAACAATCAACAGTTTTCCATACATGTCAATGGATTTGCCGAATGCGTTATCCACCGAGGCGGTGTATCGGTCTTTATCAATAATAAGATCTGCCAGTGGCCCCACTACGCTTCCTGTTTCGGTGTTTATTTGGTAAACCGTGCTGTTAGTGAGTTCGGTTTCCAAAATCACATTGACCTCAAATCCGACGTTGTAAATGGTATTTACATAATCGTGGGAGTCAGTGCTCTTATTATAACGAAAAAAGTCCACTGAACCAGTGTGATACACACTGGCAGTAGCAGCGTTGAAACGCAAAAAATCTGGATTCGACACCACTACGTAATCACCGTAAGTGGCGACTGCATACCCATAATTTTCATTTTTTACTTGAACAAACATATGTTACCCTAGTATAATTAGTCCGATGGACCGTCTTTTATCAACTTCATTCGTGCTGTGCGCTCTTAAACATGATACCTCTTAACCGATCCTGTGTATGCGTTGACATCTCCGTCAAATCGTTGTGGCCAATAAAGGTCGCCACTGTAAGGTTCAACCGCAATCGAACGTCCTGCCGATGCTCCCAATGGAATCTCCGAAATGGGATAAATATCGCAAACTACAGTATGCGCTATGGGGTCAAGTACCAGTACCGCTCCCGCAGGATTACTCCAATAATTGAGAAGTTCCAACGTATGATTCTTTCGGTTGTACTTGATGTCATCCACCGCAAAAACACTTCCCGTAAATTCAGACAAGTCGTATGTATAAATAACGTTAAGATGGGAGTCCGTTTCCAAAATCAAGGGTTGATAATCTGGTGCTGCACCAAATGCTCCAATGAAAACGGTATTGGTCAACTGACAATATGCCATAGACCCGGCCCATCCACCATATGGCGTTATTCCATCGTCTGCCATTGACAGAAAATATCCATTTCCAGCATAAAATCCATCCTGAACGGCAGTTAGCAAATCTCCACTTCCACTTTCCGTGCTTCCGCTTATTGCATTGTTAACAAATGACCAATTGGTATTGCCATCGGTAAACGACACTATCGCTCCACCATAATAACCATTGTCAATGCTGGTGCTAAAAGATGCCGTGGCAGAAACATTCATGGCAATAAATCCACCATCATAGATGTTTTGCGTATTCAAAATGCTGCCATCCGATCCGGTCAATTGTTCCAACCACAGAGTCGTGCCGTCATGCTCAAAAACCCATACGTTTTTTCCATCGGTGGACCAATCCATTCCTCCATAAGTAAGTGGAATTGTGGATAACAAACTTCCAGTTCTATCAAACATCAACATTGCAGATGCAGTCATTGGTTCATCCAAAAACGTTTGATGGTTTAGACCATCACTCATCATGAAATATTTTCCTCCACAAAATACTGCATTTTTTCCTGGCCAAGTATGAATGTATGATTCGGTGTAGTCATTGTATCTCACAGTTCCATCAAAGTTGAAGAACCAGTTGTGACGATTGTGTTGAAACGTTCCGTCCAATAGATACTCATTATCAGAAACCACCATCGTTCTAAAATTCAAATCATCCGTTGATGTGATGTAACTTGGGTAAGCACGTCCCATCCAGTCGGTAGGACCGGGGTTGGAAGAGGTAATCAAAAAACTTCCTGAATATGTCATGCAGGACGCCGTGAAGGGGAAATTGGACGCCGTGAAGGGGGCAAGTACCGGAGCGGTTGCCGTAGATGTTCCAATAGAGTAAAGACGCCCCGTATTGAAATCAAATTCTTGCATTGCAGAATACACCCGTGAGCTTGACGGGACGAATGTGATGCTGTATTGATACCAACCAGCTCCATTCGGAGGGTCCGAGTCTTCATTGGTAAATTGAAGGAAATTCTTCTCGGCATAAGTGTTCTTGTCTATTACAACAATACCCGCACTGTTCGGATTGTTCTGGTCATCCACCGCAGCGATATAGCTGTCAGTACAGGTGTCATCTGCGCCCTCTTCAAAAAGACCAAATCCCGGCACTCCCGTCTGAGTATGCACAATTGTATCTGACACGGGGTCATATATCTTCAGTGTATCAGTAGTACCACGAATCATCATCGTGCCATTTGATGGAATGTAAGTCACCACTATTTTTGCGCTCTGCGCCGTATTGCTCATAGCAAAGCTGGAGGCATCAACCTTAACCATTGGATTCATACCTTGTGTAGCAAGATAGTATGAGTTATTGACGGCAGAGTAGCAAGACATCCAAAACCCGGAAAAATTCTGATATGCCGATGAACTGAGAGTAGCGAGAACAGTTCTCGTAGCACAATCCCAAATGGTTATGTTAGCTACAGCAGTGTAGTTATATCTCGCAAACAGAATTCTATCATTGAAACTGTCATACGACAAGTATCCATTAAAATCAATGGTTGGTGGTACGGAGGATTGAGAAATCGGGTCTCTATAAAAGAAATTGCTCTGCAAAAAACTGCCGGTATTGTCGTATTCATCAATAGATGCAGTGTATTTTCCCGCAGTTTGGTAATAAACCCAAGCGTACACCTTGTCTTGTGTTGGACTATATGCAGCTCCTTGCACTCCATTTGAATAAACAATCTTGTTGGTCGTTTGATTGGTGATGTCATAGAACACCAAGTTTGGACCCGATTCTCCAATTACGATATAATTGGAAGAGGAAATGTAAACCACGTCTGCCGTTTCACCCGCAGCACTCCACGAAGTTTCCAGTTTTGGACCGGGCGACACATAAAGTGCATACCTTCCAAGACCGTTGTTTTGAGACGCAACTTCAACGGTATATGACCCACTCTTGGTCAATATGGCTGACAATGCGGTATCTCCATCTCCGTTAAAATCTCCATCTGGAGTAAATCCGTTTCGAGAAATTCCCACAACTCCTCCATCTGGATCGACCAATGTAACATAAGTATCAAAATCTTGTGAACGAGCCCACAGAGATACAGATTGACTGATTACACTGTTTGTAAAGTTCAGGCGAACGCCATAGTTGTAGGCATAGTATGATGCGCTACCATATCCGATGTATCCCGCCTGAACCGATGGTCCGAAGTCGGGAGAAACACACGAACTCGGTGGATAAAAAATGAAGACGCTGGCAGTATCGCTGTATGGTCCGTAAAGACCAAATGTGCAATGTGCTTTAATGCGATACCAGTAATTGCTTGCATAAGAGACTGAGAAATCATTGTAGCTTGTACTGGTCGGATTTATAGATGCCGAATATGGCCAACTAGACCCAGAATCAATGGAACGTTCGAGAATAAAATAATCACATCCGCCCTGTGAAGAACCACTGTAAGTCCACGACATTGCGGATTGAGTTTCAAAAAGATACTGAGCACCGGCAAGCACCGGCGTATCAACGCCGGGACTATGTATAAACAACTCAAACAATGCACTTGGGGTGCTAGAACCAACCGAATTAAGAGCAGACACTCTGTACCACCTTGTATCGCCCCACGTCACGTTATTATCAACGTAGCTAGTAGTTGCTGCCGAGCAGGATAAGCTGGAAGTCCACGTAGAACCCGAATTTGAGGATTTTTCTAATAAAAATCCATTGTAATCCGCTAAGGCGTAGTCCCAATTTATTAGCGATTGTGTATTGAATGCACTCATTATTCTTGTAGATACATATCTTTTTTTAGAGTGTTATCTTGGTACAAGTGGATCTCCCGAAGTAAGGAATTCCAATCTTGTGTAATAAAATGTCCTGAGTATTCCGTCTTCCGCCCAGAATGGCCACAGATACCAATTGATGCCATCAACAGAATACCACAGTTCCCCGTGGTCGGTATTCAATACCCAGTATCCATTTCCATATACGATAGATGCAATGGAGTCTCCGGCTACCACTGGTCCAGTGACCGCAGCATTCCACGTAATTGAATCTGACGAGTAAAGTATGTCCCCAGCATCTCCAACCGTAATATACAATCCTGCGGCATAAACAATGTCGGTTAGATTATTACTGGTTCCTGTGGTCTGTGCCGTCCATGTAATACCATCCGGAGAAGTTTCGAGGGAATCCGCAAGGTTTCCATTTACCACTAAGAATTGGGTTCCGTCCCAGATAATCTGTTTTGCTCCAACACCGCTTGGAAGCGTGGATTCAACTGCCCATGCTACTCCATTGGTAGAACTCTTGACAATTCCGGTATCCGTTATTGCATAGAATTTGGTTCCATTATAAACTATGCTGTTCATATTCCAATTTGGAAATACATCGGTATTTGACTGGGCGGTCCACGCCATACCATCTGGCGAAGTTATGCATACGCCCGCCTGTCCCACCGCAACATATAGCGAACTACTATTATAAGCGATTCCTCTTAGATGTCTTCCACTGGCGTTGGATGTTTCCGAATTCCAGTTGATTCCGTCTGTGGAAGTTCTAACCGTTCCGCTGAATCCAACTACTATAGCATACTCACCAACAACGGAGATGTCCAATCCAAAAGAATTTATGTTTTCAATGGAAAGTGTAGTTCCCTGACTTCCCGTAATTGTAGGAATACCCGCCGGGCCGGATGTAATTGGAACCACTACCTCATTTTCAATATGACGAATCTCCTGAATCTTGGAAAACAGATTTGACCCAGCCAATAGGTTCTGATTCCCGTCATCATGAATTTCAACGTGGTCATCCAAAGTATTATCAAAGAGTTCAATAGACCCCTCGACCAACCGATCCCCCATCATACGCCTCGGAATGGAAAACAACAAGAATCGGTCGGCGAGGTATCTATCTGTTTTACTTAGCGGAAAATCTATATTCTCCATTCCGAAAATCTGCAACGGATTTCGGTAGAGATTATAGAATGCTCGTCCCATCTGGTCATACACAAGTCGCTTGTATGTCCCATCGTCGTTTTGCGCCTCATCAGCGGGAGTGAATAATCCACTCCCGCTAACACCTTCTTCAAAGATGGCCAAATCAGAGTCTTGTTGCTCAAGTGCTATATTACAGTCAGTGTTTAGAATAGGAACACATGTAGGAGAATACGCAATGTAATCAACAGCGACTAATGTATCTGGAATGAGAAGGCTCTGAGACAGCGGTTCTAGCAAAACGGCATCTTCATTATCTACATTGGACAATTCCCATGCCTTCACCGCCGCAAAGGGCGAAGTCAAGAGATTATGTTTGCCAATCTGTTTTATCATGGCTCAATGTAGATTGACCACCTTACTCTCCGTTACTGAGTGATCTTGCCCAACTCCAACGCCACGAGAGCGTAAGTGTTTGAACGTTCGTCTTGGACTGACTGTAGTTGAACAACAACACATACGACTGCTGTGTGGTGAGATGTGCATTGGTTGTTAGGTATCCAAATCCCATACTTCTGAGATTGGTACTGTTTGCCTGAGTCAATCCAAATGTTACCGTCTTGTCAGCATAGTATGTGCCTGTGCCTGCATATGCTGCTCTGGTCATTCCAATTGACGTGAATCCAGTCCAAGTTCCGGTTCTATCCGTAGCACTACCAAACGAAGATAGCGAAGCACTTTTTTCCGAAATCCAAGCAGCGCAATTTGTTCCACTAGACATTGGGTCCAAGGGGAATCCCTGCCCACTGTTGGAAGCACCACCCGTAGAAGTGACCAGTTCGATCTGACTGTTCGTCGAAGTTCCCTGTAATGATTCCGTTGCGTTTAGATTTGGTGTTGGTGCAACTGGCCAGTTTGTAATAATTGGAACCGTTGAACCAGAGCGGAAGATAGATGCCGTGGGCTGAACCCTAACATCCAAGGCATAAGCGACACGCAAACGCTGTCCGGCATCAACTGATACGGGAACGCCCAAAAGAATACGACTAAACGTGGTGCTCGGAAGTACCCCATGTATATGTTGAGATGCAACGCCAATTTCGGTGTAACTTACAAGTGACGGTTCTAGGCGGAAATCGTAAGTGCGATACATATGATATGTATTGCCCGAAAACGAATTTCCACAAAATCCACTCAACCAGTAAGACCCAGATGGTGATGGTTTTGATGAACCATTGTCACCGCCCGCAGTTTCAACTGCATTGTGCAATCCTGTCTGAGAAGTTTTCCAAATGGTAAATCCTTCGGCAGGACTAACGGTTTGAGAAATATCAACCGTACAAGTTGTGTTGGACACTGTTTGAACGGTCACTGCGCTGGATGTGTCGTATGCTATGACATCGCCGACGCTCAATAGTTGGGCATGACCGCCCAGCGATTGTGTGAAGCTGGTGATAGTTGTTCCCGGTGTTAGTGTCACCGTCGTTCCCGCTTGTGAAGATGGCGAATCTCCGCTGAGAACGCTGTTCACTCTGGTACCTGTCCCGCCCACGGCATAATAAAAACATGCCGTATATGGTGTGGAAGCAATAAGGTCCATGCCGTTATTAAGAATCAAGTTCTTTTTCCATTCGGGTTGTTCCCAAATGACTGTTTTTCCATCTCCCGACACTACCGAGACTTTGTATCGTCCCTCAAGTGTCTGATGAAGAGGACTGTTTTTGTTATTCATATATTTTCTCCTAATGTTGACTGTTTTTTACGTCAAGATTTATGTTGCAATAAATCCTGATCCAAATCCTACTGACAAATCTTGTATCGCTTCGCTTCCGCTTGTTGGAAGAACTATGTTATTCAATCCCGACCCCGTGTCGGGGAATGTTACGCTCATTTCTGCTTGGTTAAGGTCGCTTCCGCTTGTTGGAAGAACTATGTTATTCAATCCCGACCCCGTGTCGGGGAATGTTACGCTCATTTCTGCTTGGTTAAGGTCGCTTCCGCTCACTTCATACACCAAACTTTGCATTGACCCCGTAGGTCCGAATGTAACCCAGTTTTCTCCAAACGACTCTGTAATGCTTGTCTCAACCGCTCCTATATGAGTACTTCCCGATGGTCCGAACGAGACTGTAGAAGCCCTAATCTCATCAGTCATGAAATAATCGGTTATACTTCCAAACAAGAAGGACACCCTCAACTCTCTGCTGGATTCGCTTCCGGTTGGCGGCGGCAATTCCAATCTACCACTCAAAAATCCTACATTAACGGATGATGTGGCATGTGCGGATGCCGTGAATACCGTTCCGTTATACGTAGGGCAATCACAGCTAGCCGTTCCCGGCATAATTATATTTGTAAATGCCTCGGGACTATTAAATCCACGAACTTCTTGAATTTTTGAGAATAAATTTGGTCCCGCCAATAGGTTTTGATACCCATCATCATGAATTTCTACATTATCATCCAATGATGTGTCATAAAAATGAATGCTACTCTCGACCAATTTATCCCCAAAAAAGTGGCGGGGGATGCTGAATAGGCGGAAAACATCTGATAATTCACGATCGGTCTTGCCAAGGGGGAAGTCAATATATTCCACTCCGAATATCTGAGTAGGATTGCGGCGAAGGTTATAAAAAGCTGCCTTGGTCTGAACATGGACCATGCGCTTGTAAGTGCCATCGGAATTTTTTGGTTCACTGTCGGGATAGAAGATTCCCGACCCTGTTGCACCTTCTTGATATGAGATAACATCTGAGTCCTGTTGCTCAAGTGCAATATCACAATCACGGTTGATGATAGGAACTCCGTTATTGTAATCAACGTAGTCTAGGGCTACCGCAAATTCCGGCAACGAATCCGGAGGTTCAATCAACACTACATCATCATTTTGAACGCTAAATAACTCCCATTGCTTAACAGCAACGAAGGGAGTCGTTAAGAGGTTTTGATGATTTATGTGCTTGATCATTCATTCAGCGTTGAACTTAGAAATCAAGGCGAACTTTGATAAGCAATTCTTGGTCGAACGACTTTACTGCCGGTCTGCTCAGTTTTGCTACGGCGACGAGTTCGTTACTATCGTTGTACAATCCAACTGTCGTAATGTATGTCTTTGGGTCATTGATAAAGTCGGAGTTGTAAATCGTTCCTTTAGCATGAGTTCCATCAGTACCATCATAAACGTAGGTTGGATTGTTACTGTAGTTGAAATCACGGTTCATTACTCTGACAAAGTAGTGGCGTGCGGGAACGTATTCGCTCTTACGAACCTTCATGGATTCGGTTACGCACAGTTCAATTGATTTTGCCAGAGTCTTGTGATTGTATGTGAATTCGGTTGTCGCTGTGCCGGGAGTGTACCACCAACCTCCGTTTGTAGCAGGACCACCTTCGCTATATCCAATGCCGGGTCCGCTTCCCGAAAGACCGAGTTTCGCAGCGATTAAACCAGCATTCAAAATTACGATACCATCAGACGGATAAATCAATCCCAAACCTTCATAGGTCGGAGTAGCAGGAGGCGCAGCTTGCGTTCCAACAATGAGTTGATATACTGCCTGTGTTTGAGTGGTGTAAGACGAGTTGTCAATGACAGTAAACTTGGTTCCCAATGAACCGCTCAAAGTCAACTCAAATTGTCCTTCATCAATTCTGTCCTTCATCTTGTAAGCGGAAAAATTGAGAACCCAAATGTCGGTTGCTGTAACCGTTGTGCTTCCACTCTGAATTGTGAACTGTCCATCCAAATCTGCCGAACCAAGCAACAAATTCTTGTATTGCGTATAAACCGCTTTGGCCGGGGATGCTTGAATACTGGACGATTCCGTATTGAAAGAACCGCTGCCAATGTCGCCCGCAATACTTCCATATGAAATGGAAAAGTATGGGTCGTTGTTTGCAAACGCCGCTGCGCCGGGATACATGTTCAGATAATACATCGTCTTCTTGACATCATATACGGATGTGCCATACGATGGATTACCATTGGAACCAGTTAGCGACCAGAAGTCATCAACCAAAAAGCTTTGGGAGAAGTTTGTCACTCCGCTTGGCCAGAATCCACTTGCAATACGAGTGGTGCGTCCAGCTACAATGTCTTGATTTGGGTTGAATGTGTTAAATATCATAGGTCATCTTAGGCATTGGATGGAGGAACGGTAACAGTTACCTCGATAGAGATACTTCCACCAGATTCATTTCCGACAATGGTTAAATTGGTTGTGGTTGTCTTTCCAAGACTGCTGTTTGGAACAAAGCGGAAAGTGTTTCCGACAACAACCTGAGCACTTGTGGTGTTGATGTCCCCGGCGAACGTGGGGATAGTATTGGACACCGCATTGATTGAGTTCGTTTGCTGAACAATGAGAGTTCCGACATTCTTGTTTCCCAAAATCGCTGTGTAACCGGCCTGAAGGTTGTAAGCGGGGTTTGTGGAAGGACTGATAATGATGTCGCCAGTGTAGTCACGAGTAACGAGAATCTTGTCTTGAGCAATCGTGATGACTGGAATGGCGGTAACACCTTGGTTCAACGTGACGAGTTTATACTTCATCGTCTGCGTTTCATCAGTCAATGGTTCAAAGACAGGGGTGTTACGTAGAGCGATGTCGTAGAATGCGCTTCCGTTGGGGTGGTTTGGCTGGTAAAGCGTGTAATCAATCTCGTCGTCTGCCAAAGCAAATGACGTGATGTTCAGATTGCCAGTCTTGGCAAGCAGTTCACGACCTTTTTTGGTCAAAACCGCATCTACAGTTATGGTTTGATTGTCAATATATGCCATATTATGCTCCGATTTTTTCTCTGTGAGAAATTATTTTTCCAACGGAAATTGCTGCTTTGTGTTCTTCCGAATAAACACGTCCGACATTGAACAGTTGTGCTTTCTTGATATTCTCACGAGAGCTTTTTCGCCCAATAAATTTTTCTATGGTTTCTGGTGAATGCTTTCTACCTTTTCTCTGAATAGACATCTGTTTCTTTTGTTCTTCTGTCCACCGAGGTTTCCCTTTTTGAGCAAGTGATATTTTTTGTTTTACCCACTCCGGTCTATTACTCCCCGGCAAAACAATACATTTTGCGTCCTTCCTAATGTTATAACATTCAGGACACCCTACCCATACATCCAACTCTTTTTGCTCTTCCACCAATAAATCTTCTTTGGAACACTCTCGCAAAACCTCCACCAAAAATGAGTCTTTGCCATACTTGTTCCAAGCATTTTGTAGATGAGGATTGTCATGAACTCCTCGAACTAACTTTGCTTTATGACCTTCTTTCCAACGACGAACAATGTCATCCGAACTACCAAGATAGAACTTTCCATTTTTGGTGTTTCTTATTCTATAGATGCCGATTGTGGCCATATGTCTTTATAAAAAGGTTCTCATCTAATAAGTATCAGCGAGCAACCCTTTTTTATTTGTTTATTACGTTATCGCTCTGGATCAGGTTAAGATTTCCGACTTGTGTTGACTGAACTGGTGCCGAACCATCTTCCAATCCATTTTCCCCGATGGTTGTCGTGATAGTTTGCTGACATCTAAAGTACGAACCAGAGGTAACTACGCCCGCCTCCATACCATAGGTTGTCATGTTAAACAACGAGAACAATGAACGCTTATGCGTAAAATGATTGAGTGGGTAACTCCCCACTATTTCAAAGTATTCACCTTGATCTGTATAAATAGGCGGCGGATTGAAGGATGGAAATAGTGGGGAATAACCATACCTTGGTCTTGCCGGAAAGATTCCAGATGCAATTGGGTTGTACTGCAATTGGTAATTGTTGACGATTGCATTGGGACTGTTGCGGAAGGTGTTTTCTCTATGAAACCACTGGTTTGAACCCGTTTCCGACGTATAATCCGCAGGAGTCGTATCAATAAATGACGACGTGTAAACCATGCTGCTGTACCAATCTTTTCGGACAACTACATAGTCATACAGATATACCGACGACGTGGAATACAGATTTTCCAACGGGTTGTCTGTCCTATTGTAAGACCCGCTTTTTGCATAAATAGTGAACTTCCGCCAACGCTTGAGCAGGTAATCTGAACGTGAACCCGTTGCGTGTTGATCCACCGTCATGTCAAATGATATTTCGCCGTAGTTCATAAATTATAGTGTGACTCCCGGGCAACTTGCAGTCCAGTTCCATCCCGTTCCCGTCAATGGCGACCACGTTTGAACAATTGCCGTGGAAGAACTACCCGTCTTGAGGAACGTTGCCGTACCATGACCGGGGGTTATAATGGTTTCGGATGGCAATCCTCTCGACAGAAGTGCGGTATTCAATGCTGCCTGATACGATGATGCGCCACGGTATCCAGTGTTAATCACGGTGTTACCCTCATAAATAACGATGTATTTGTCAGGAACATTGTAAGAATTGAATTTCAACTGAATAGAACCCGTTGCAGATCCAAGAGTGATGGTGTATTGAGTTGGGAATCCACCGGGAGCGACTCCGCTGCGTGAGCTTCCAGAACTAAAACATGAAACCGCAGGTATTGCATTGACGGTGATATACCCCACTTGAGTATCTACATCAAACAATTCACCACGGAAGGCAGTAAGCGTAACCGTGTAAACGCCGGGTATGTTATAAACATAGGTAGGAGCAACTTCTACGCTACCAGTTCCATTTCCAAAGTCCCACGAATATCCATCGGCATCCACACTTAGGTTGGAGAAGTTTACAGTCAATGGGTAATTTCCAGACGTAACATCCGCAATGAAGTTTGCTATTGGAACCACTGTGACCGGAGCAAGGATGATGTTTGGATCGGCGACGATTCCACCAGCAAAGTGCCCAAGTTGATATGGGTCCATCATATCCCCGATATACGTTCCACCCATCAAATAGTTGACGGGGTACATTCTGTTTGGCAAATTGAGATATGACAAATTCACATCAATAATTCTATTTTCGGGCATAGAATTGGTGTTGAAATTTGATACGGAGTTCGTATTAAAGTTGAAGTCCGCATAGAGAAGCGACTCTGTAAGGCGACACAACTTGGTGTTTGGGTCACGGAAATAATGTGATGCAGTCGCTTCACCATACCACACCGAACCACTGTTCATTTCGCTTCCGATTGGTTTAATTGGATACTTCGGACGCTCCAAAATGGAGGGTTCTATCAACACTCCAACAAGTGCATTCGCACGGGCGGGCACAACGTTCCTGATTGCTTCAAATATGGAACGGTTGAAGTATAGCTTGTAGAGTGTGATTAACTCATTGAACAAAGTTCTGCTTCCGCTGCCTTCATTAAGTGATGAGGCGTATTCTTTGCGGAAAAGATTGAGCGATTGATAACTCTGTGAATACTGATTGAATGGCGCACCGATTGCATCCATGAAATCGAAATTTCCAAAGTATCTTACCGTATCTTTGTTACGGAAATCCTGTGGGTCAACGAAGAATCCTACTTGGTTGGAATCTGGTGCCGTGTTGTTGCGAGGAACATACGTAGAACGCTCCTTGTTGTCAAATCGGGCAGCAATAGATTGGGATGTATGCCTTACCTTTTCATTTCTGAATTTGTTTGGACCATATTTGGACACTCCCCAAGTGCTTGGATAATCAATTACCTTGAATTGCCACGGGTATGTAGATTGTGACACGTATCGGCAGGAGGCGGTATCATAAACCAACTTTTGCGAACCACTCCACGCCGCATAATTGGCCATCAAATCCATGTTGTTGATTTGTGTTGGCGTTGGCGTCAGACAATCAAATTGCTTGTTTATCGAGTTTGTTGCATAGTATGGGTTTGCATTTCTCCACTGTCCTACCCATACGTTATATGGTCCAGACAACCCTATGAAGTTGTTTGGTACGGCATCACCCGGGGCAATTTGACGCATGTCAAATGGATAGTCCGTATGCATACGGAACAATAGAGATTGGTGAGCGGGACGTGACCCGCTAAAACTGTAGGCGTTTATGCTGTTGGCGTAATCTTCAAAGTTACTATCGGTAATGGCATCATACCATACCTGAAGTTTGTCCATTGCTCCGGTAAATCCTTGTCCGTTTCGGTCAGCAAACCAACCACCGAGCATAAGGTAAGACCCAGATGAATCAACCGAGAATCTATGATTGATTGCATAATCATACGAGACTTTACTTGAAGTAAGTCTTAGTGTCTGGTTTCCAAACTCATTCTTCTGAACATACAAATCAAATATACTTGGAATAGCATCTGTGTTTGTATTGTATTCAAATCCCGTAGGAACCAGATTACGACGAAGCATCAAGCTATAGATGCTTCCGTCAAAGAGCGGGAATGTTGAGCTGGTAATTTTGAACTGAGGATTGTTATCATATCCAATTCGGAAGTACACTCGTCCGAGATTTGGTCCTGGTTCACGAATAAATCCAACGGTCCAATCTCCCGAACCAGATGGGGAATTTGCAGTGACGCCTCCCCCAACCACTCCCAACATGTTTTGTTCTCTTCCATAAACATAACTGTCCGCATCGCCGATGCAGAACTTCAGGAGAAACGTGTTACAATTGGTAGTGAGATTGTTTCTGAAATGGTCGTACTTGGAAGACGTGTCCCACTGATACATGAAGGAACGCTCATACGTGGTGTATGACGCCTTTTCATCTGTATAGTTGACTCCACCGTATTCACGAATAGTCAACAGCGAAGACGGAACGCCATAACAAGCAAGAATGACACGGACAGACTCTTCGGTTCCCTTAGTCTTGAAAATGCGTGGCAAGTTGATGAGAATACGATTTCTCACTTCCTTGAGACGGTCTTCCGCAGACATACCATTCAACCCCTCCTGTTGTTCAGAAGTCAAGTAGTTGTTCAGCATGTTCGCCTGTTCCAACGAATCATCCAGCGTCCAACCAAAAGTCTCAAGCATGTATTCTACAATGCGACGAGTAAATGCTTCTGTTGCCCCCGAACCGACGTGCCTTTCCGAAGGCATGTTAGCGATGTAGATGTAGATTTCATCAAAGAAGTGACCAATCATCGAAAGGAAAATGATGTAGTCATCGTTTAAGGAATCGGAAAGAATGTGGTAAGGACAGTTGTTAATCAAACTGTCACGGTTATTCTTATCATATGCACTTGCGGAAACATCCATCTCAGCAACAAAGCTTGAGCTTATGAAATTTCCATTGACATATGCGTAGTCTCCGCTTCGGTACAGATACGATTCAAATCCATCAAAAGAGTTTACGATGCCGTTTATCTCTCCCTGAGTAGATGTCCACTCTTGGGTATAATATGGATAACTGCTTCCACTTGCCAACATGAACGTAGTATTTCGCTGGTCCAACGTTCTTATGGATGAACTCAATGCCGAAGCATTTATGATCTTGTTCTTGAAGATTTTCAGACGAAGCTCTGCCGACGAAAACACTACGAAATTTTGGAAATCCGTATAATCCACGTTCAGCTCTGTCAAATTTCTGCTAACAGTCAGTTCACGATCAGTCTCATTATCGTGTTGCAAATCCGTCGCAGTATATGACTGATTCGTATTCGTCAAACTGACGTGTGGAATTGGAACGGAAAAGTTTGGAGGTCCAATCTTGTGAATAACGTTGCCCTGTGGATTCTTAACAATCGCATTGACCACGTATGGCGAAAGTGATATGTTGGAAACCCAACATGAGGATTGAATTGCAAGGTCGGGCGGCAATTCAGATTGCAACTTTACTAACAAGGTCAGGGGTTCATTTGGAGACTGTCTCTCGTCCATGACTCCGTGCTGAAGAATCGGCAAAAGTCGGTTATCGCCCAGATTGATGGCGTTCTTTAGGTCGGCAAAGTATTTTTCACGATACGTCGTGCGGAGGATGTCTGAAATGGGTTGGTAGAAATACTTCGTGAAGTAATCATACACAAACGCTTTCGCTTGCACGTATTGTGGAAGCGGATGTTGTCCAATCGGAGCGAATTTTCTTTCGATGGACGCCGAAACATATCCATCAAACTGAGCATCCATGTCCGGGAAATCAACGATGTTATCTGAGTTAGACAACAGATAATTGTTGAAATACGTCTGAATTCCTTGAATACGTACCACGCTTCCGCTGATGCTTGACGGGCCGGATGGAGTAGAAACGGGAGTGGTTGTGTAGATGGTAATGTCTTCATACAAATTTCGTAGGAAGTTTACCATTGCCCCATCCGTGTTCAAGAAGAAGATTGACTTGATCGTGTTAATCTGATTCTCATACAACGGACTTACTTTGTTGTAAATTTGTCCGTATGGACATCCCTTAATTGCCTGCAAGTAAAGAGGAGATACGTCTCTGACTAACACCTTCTTTTTGCAAAATGCTTCGTAGGAAGCACTTACAGTCGTCAGAGGAATCAGTTTCAACTCACGTCTGGACGGGGAAATATCCTTGATGATGAGCGGGGTGTCTGAACGTCCAGCCATTTCTCGGGTAAAATTGTATGCAAGAAAGTAACTTCCATCAAGAATTCCCATTGAGGATGACAACTCTGCCGTAGGGTTCACCAATATCTTGGCATTCTTGTATAGAATGAGATTTGATTGCAACTCCGAGTAAGAATATGTAATTGGGAAATCGAGCGCATTCAGATACGAGAGTGTTACTTCACTGTAACTCTTGGAATCTTCCAGAACATCCCATGCGATGAAATTGTTTTCACGGTCCCAAACCGCCAGCTCAACCACGTCATTTTCGGAAAATCCATACCACAAATCTGATGCAAACCCATTAACAAACAGGGAATACTCCGTTCGGTTCAGATACGAACCTGTATTCAGACTTGCGGTGTTGTTAGACACCATTTGATATGACGTAAACTCCATATTATGTTGTTGGTTTTCTTATTGGCGTGTAAGGGAATGTATCGGAAAAATCAGTCTCCACTCTTCCCTGTCCGACTGCTTTTCGGAGTTCGATAATAACTTGCTTCGTCGCCATAATATCTGCTACCGAACCACTGGACTCATTCTGCAAGATGACCGAATCGAGCTGTGTTTTCAGTGTGACGTTCTCTTCCTGAACAACATCCAACTGTTGTTGAAGGGTGTCCACCCTCTGCTCCGTCTCGGAGACTGGGCCCGGTATAAACTCCTCAAATTCCGTATTATAAATATTCTTGACCTTGACGGGGTTGTAGATAACATTTTGAAGTGGAAATGCCAAATACACTTGATTGAAGTTGGCAGAGGAGCTGTCGAACGTCATGTTCCCAACACTATCAAACTTGTAAGTGTAGGTTCCATATCGCTGAAAGTTTTGAATGTCTTGCGAAAAATCGCTCATATTACCTCGTCAACTTGAATGTCTTGCCGCAGTCAAACGTGTAAATTGACTGACCATCATCTACACGAATGAGCACCCGATAGTATCGGTCCTGTGGAAGACTCGTCGTGTCAATCACGAAGTAGTTTCCGCCCGGATACTGACAACCTATCTGTGTATAACTATCAAAATTCATGACTATTTCGTCGGTCTCATTATCCTTTAATGCGTAGTATGACGATGTTGGCAAGTACTCAGGGATGAGATACTGTGCTTGCTGTGTTGTTTTTCCAAAAGTTTTGAGTGGGAATTGCTTGCGACTAAATACTCCTACCTTAACAATATCTCCCGCCTTATAGGTAGGAAGAAGGTTCTGAACTACCACCGTGAATGGTCTTGCAGCATCCAATGCGGTCATTACACTTGAGGACATTTCTACGCTGGAGGTATAGGTGTAAGATGAAGTAAACATACTTCCGCTCAATTGGAGACTCAAAATCCCTCCCAACAGATTTCCATCTACGAACTGTCCGTTAAAGCTTGCACTGTTTGCGCCAGCACTTGCCGTGGTAGGAGACCCATTGGAGCCAGAAATGGTGTAAATTCCAAGTGCCTTTCCGTTGACATACAATCCACTGACGTATGCATAGGCATATGGGGCGATGGTAGATGGCAGTGGAATGTTTACCGTAGCACCCAACAACGCCGCCACGGTCCACGATCCGGATAGGATGGCGTTTTCAAATTTGTGGTCAACATATAGTGCAGCAAAGGAACTTCCGCTAAATACTCCACTTGTAAAAATTGCCTTTGCCAGTGAAGCACTAAATGATTTTCCGCAAGCACCAGCTACAAGTGATTGAGAAATGGTTACAAATCCGTTGACCATTCCAAACACAGGGATGCCGCTGATATTTCCGGTCAATCCTTGTCCATTCGTGAATCCACTAAACGCATAGAATAGTGGGTCAAGATAGTATCCCGAACCAGTGCCGTTGAGATAAACCAAGGAGCTTGTCAGTTGACCGACATAGACCCCGAGGAATCCAACGCTACCGCTTACGCTGCCGGAAATGCTACCGCTTACACTGCCAGAAATGCTTACGTTGTTGCTTTCTTGGACTATTCCATCAACCGAACCCGAGAAATAGGATGCCGTGAAAAGTCCGCTTCCAGAGATTGTTCCAACGGTAGATACGGAACCGCTGAACGAACCAGTGAAACTTCCCGTGAACTGATAGATTGGAGAACTTCCATAATCGGGAGCAGGAGGGTTAACCTGAATATCTGTATTCGGCAAATATCCTCCATGAAATGGATCCAAATCCCACGCAGACTGCCAACTATCATAGTGATATCCATTGTTGGCATACCAAAGTGAGTTTTCATTTGGGTCGCCGGGAGCAGCATAATCAAAGTTTTGATTGCTGGCGGTTATGTAGTTTGCGGTAGTAGTGATTATAGCACTTCCTGAGAAACTGCCACTGACTCCACCGGCAATGTTAAAGGAAGAACCACTCTGAACAGATGAGGAGATGCCCGCTGCGATAGTTGAAATGACTACGCTACCAGTTGATTGGCTACCCGTGACAAATCCACCTGCGAGAACAATATCATCCCACGCAACATCCAAGAAGGGGGAGAAAATCGTGTTAGTATCACGACTGTAAAACTTTAGAGTGAATCCCGAACCAGTTGCCTGAAGTTCATCGGAAGAAACTAGGACCAATCCCTCATTTGGAATGCTTCCACTCAACCACGCCAAAACCATTGGCGTCACATCCATATCAATATCCGCTGATTGATAACTGAAACTCTGTGAGCACCAGCTAGAAGTGTACCACGTTCCCCCACCATAGGCAAACGAGGCAGTAATCAATAGCGGGTTATGAATAAAATCAATTGCTGGACGTGGAATTGGGTCAACCGATTGCGAAAACCACTCAGTTCCGTAGTTGTTATCACGATACTGCCAACTTACGCCGGTGTCTGAACCTTCGTCGGACATGTATCCGTCTCCCATATTCCAACTCTGACTGATTGGCAGAGCATAGATGATGTATGTGATTGGAAGATTGTATTCATTACAAACCTTCAATTTGATTGCAAACTTGGGGCTGGCAATTTCACCGGCAGCGATAGATGCTGAAATAGCAACCAAATCAAACTTCAGGAATGCTCGGTCAACGTATTGTGTAGCGGTAGTTGTCCAGTTCTGCTGAGTGCGGGTGTCCGTTCCAGAACCAGTTCCAGTCAAACATACATCTGAACCAGTCAACTGTCCGACAAATTTCCCAAATTCAAGTGGAGAAATAATTGACCCAGTGACGTATCCTATGATTGCACTTCCAGATGCAGGATCTCCAAAGCTTCCGCTGCCAACCGATCCCGTTCCATTTACGCTTCCAGAAAAATATGAAGCACTGAATCTCAATCCACTTCCGGAAATACTACCACTTGCAAATGCAACTGTGCCATGCAACGACCCCGAGAAAGTGCCCGTAAAATACGAAACTCCCTGACCATTGAAAATGACATCTGTATAGATGTAATCCTTGGTTGGGTTAGATGTTTCAACAGGAGTGTTCTTTGTCCCGACCTGAAGAATTTCATCAATGCCAAAGTTTTTGTCTTCCAACTGCGAGCGGTTGGTTACATACGTGTCTTTAGATGGATAAATGAAATGATGCATATTAGAGTACTGATCCTTTTATGTCAGAGTCGGGATATTTGACTTCAAAAATTGATGGATCAACCGATGGATAAATGATTCCGTTCTTTGTTGCCGCAGCAACGTCATACTCTACTGGTGAATATGCACCATCTAAAGCAGTCTTGTTGTAAATCGTGACCTCGATCACTGACTGAACTCCATCTACTTTGGCAATTTGAAGATTCAGTTGACTTAGATTGATAGGTTGAGAAAAATTCCAGTTGTCAATGTTAAAGAAATCCTGCACCGTTTGAATGCAAGACAGTAACGTATCCTTTTTGTTGAATCCTTTATACACCGTGATTACGAAATTGACTCCGATATTGATGACGTATCCATCAATGATGTTAACGCCATCCGTTATCATTCTGGATTGTTTCAGATGGGTAATCAAATTTGACACCAATGCCTCGTTTGGACTTACCAACTTCTTGTTTGCATCAAAAGACAGAAGATATACGTTAATAGCAAATGGATTGGTTGCGTCATAGGCAATCTTTCGGAAATAGCTGCTGTTGCTGATGTTTCTGACCGAGGCAACGTTATTCTGGTCAACCACACCGACCAGAATCTTGTTTACACCTACTTCCAAGTTCGTATCTGAAATGACTTGTGCTTTGGCGATAGACCCGAATTTTGATGGCAAACTATACACCCGAACCAGATAATCGTTCTGCGTCACTGTTCTGCTCTGTGCAGCAAAATTCGCCATAGAATTCATCTTGATTTCTTCGTCGGTTTCTGAATCCTTACCACCAACACATGGAGATGGATTGGTAACGGTCAAAGAATTCTTAACCGTATTGAGCAAATCAACTTGCTCTGGCAACAACCCCTCAGAAGAATTATCAAAGTCTGCTTGAACTACAGTTCTGATTTCGTCAGACTGACAGTTGCTCTGCAAACCTCCACCAACCAAATAGCGAACCGTTAACGTCGTATTGAATGGAGCAATTCCGTAGTTTTCATTCTTCAGGAAGTTGCTAGGGTCAAGGGGAACATTGACGTTTGTTGAATTTGTCAACCCTACGTTAATCAGATTGGAATCGAATGTGACAATTTCATCATCCACACCGTTGACGCCCGCACCGAATTGAATTTTGGTGATGTTATTCTCATCAACCATAGTAACATAGCGACGAGAAGTCTTCAGGAACTTCAAGATGTATGGAACTGAATCACGATAGTAACGCAATGACCCCTCGTACTCGGCATCATTTGGAATTGCAATAGGAACCATTTCCTGTGCAATGTAGTCAACTTCATACCACTTATTGTTGTCGGAGTCAACCATGTCAACTATACCAAGAACGTTATCCTCTTCGAGTTGAATTTCAAAAAATGCTGATGGGGAAGATACCACCACCTGTTTGGTGTAGATTTGTCCCGACGCAATATTTCCTTGCTTCTCAAGCAGGAAAAACTGAGGAGTTCCATCTGGATTGCGAGAATAGACGGTCTCAATTCTCGGAGACACTGACGAACTGACAGTAAAATCAACTCCCTGAATCAGATTGTAGTACGAACCCCCGTTGTTTGAAAATTGACTATTCTCCTTGACCAACAACATGTAGTTTGTGTCTGGATAATAGTTTCCATTTCCATCATCTGCCGATGGACAAAGTTGCATGATATTGATTACTCCTGCTGCGGCACGACTTGGTTTTACTTTGTATCCGAGGTACGCAGCAAGACTGATGATGTTACGACGCTCCGTAGCACTTAGCATCAACCCTTCTTTGAAAGCGTAATCGGTGTAGTAACTCAACACGTCACCAACATATGCCGCTTGTTCCATGAACATCATGCCGGGAGATGCGGCAGAAAAATCCTTGTAGGTATTTGGGTAATAGGTCTTGGCAAAATTGATCAGGGATTCACGCAACTGTGAAAAATCACGGTTAAGATAGCGAATCTCTTTGCTATTTGGCGCAAACGATTTCTGAATTGTGGTTGCCATAGTTATACTTTGTTGGTATCGAGAATAATTTCGACGACATCCTCTTGATTGATTGCATCAACCGTGAACTTTACAGCGATGTACAGTTTATAAATATCTCGGAGGTCGGAAGTTTGGTCATCTCCGAAGTATTTAACATCAACGGATGTGACCGACACTCCCGGAATCCACTGTGCGACATCCTCTCTAATCGCTTTACCTACCTTGTCAGGAATAAAATCGTCGTTTGGTTCAAAGACAATGTTCCACAGACGGCATCCAAACGTAGGATTCATGCGTCTTTCTCCCGGTGCGGTTCGGATGAGGTTGATGATATTCATCCGGTACGCCGTAAAAGTATCCGTGGACTGGTCAAAATACCCACTCGTAGGTCCACTACGAATAGGCAAATTCAATCCGATCGGAGTATTTTTAACTATTGCCATCTTATGCTATACCCTTCTTTTTCTTATCAATCAACTTCATCATGGATGAGTAATTGCGAGTCAACGCCCCTTTAACTGCGGCTGGCACTCCATCTGGTATCGGAGTTGAAGGAATCATTCCTTCTTGAAACACTTGTGGTCTTGACCTTGGTGCTGCGTTCACGGGCGGTGCCATTGACGGCATATTTCTTGCAAATGTGGGTTCCTCTTCCATTGGCATTGACGATGCTGCATCTGGGTTGAATCCCGGTACCATTGTCAACCCCGGGGAATATCCACCCGCATAAGCGGCTGCACCGACCAAGCGTTCCCTATCTCGCAGGTCTGATGTCGTCTCGTTCAAAATTTGGTTAAGAATCGGGTCTTTGGCAAACTGCCGAACTGGTCTCGGTTGATTTGATGCCGGTGGAGTCTTCATAACAGGGGTTCCGGCGAACAATTCCCTTAAAGACGCCTTGAAATCTGTTGGTGATTCCCCAACCCGTGGTTCTTGTGGTTCCACTTGCTCCTGAATGGGTTCTGGCTCGTTTCTTTGCTCGGATACGACCTGTCTGCCCATCATGTTCTGAAACGTCTCTGCAATGATTGCAGGAAGTTGTTTACGCACTTCTTTTGCTACGATGTGCTCAATTATCTGTGTGAGTTGTGTGAGTTCTGACTTTTTCATAGATATAAATATCCTTATGCGGGCCGATAGCTCTTACCTTTCCACTCTCCCGGTACTCCAGAACCATTACCAATTCCTATTTTTATAGGTTCCGTTCCCTCGGGTATGGACCCACCGTTCTGTCCCGGTGCTAATCCTCCACCAGTCATGAAGACTCTTCGGCTCATTAGTGTGTGTAGTTTATCTCGTAATGCAATCAATTGTTGAACTTGAACTGGCAACTGAGTCTGTGACGGAGACTCTTTTCCCGCATCCACATGCGAGTGTTTATACCAGTGAGTATGTGCCAATAACCAATTGCAAAGTTCATAAAGCCAGTTGACCGTCGTTTGACCTAGCAATGCTGGCTCGTTTGTCATGTCATACTCTCCCAAATAGATAGCAGGAGAATTGATGACTGTCTTGGTATTTGTGGTCAAAACTATCTGTTGGTGGGCATCCACCGTATATTCATTGTCGGTCACGATGGCAAATCTCTTTTTTGAAAATTGCATCATTTCAGCATATCGGGCAGACAATACCATTCTGTCCGTGTTGATAACAATTTGGTCTCCATTTAGAATTGGATACTTAAATGCCGACTTTCCAGCAAATTTGGACACTTCTTCACCCACGCCGAACATCTTTTTATAACAAGTCGTCACCCATCCACTTACGGTTTGACCACTGGTTATTTGCATGGTTGACCCATCGTGATTGATGTTCTCTTCCAAAAATCCACCGGCGTTCTTTTCGTATTTGGTTCCTTGAATGGTCGCTGGATTAGGACTATGCTGCAACGAAAGCGTCTGCCCCTCCTTCAAAAGTGTTCTCTGACGATTGCGAATCAAAATCATCGGGTTCCCACCGTCTCTATAATCACGGTTCTTCGGGTCTCCTACGTCATTGCCTCTCAGAGAATCATATGCAGTCATATGAATCGTCTGCCCATGACGACTTTCAATCAACAAGTCTCCCTCAAATCGTTTTACAGTGCGTATCTTGTTGTTTGCAACGAAATATTTTCCCGCATACCCATGATATCCGGTGTTGTCTTTTAGAATTTCTGTGGTGGGAGCTTTGAGAACGGATTCTTTCTTTCCAGTAAATGGAGTGTTGGTGTATAACTCGGTGTTTGTTTGTCCAGATACCGATTCGTTGGAGGAAAAATCAAGATTGTTGTTTGGCCAATTGTGACAGTTGACCTTGCGACTGTAGTAAAGCTTTCCTCCGAACGTAGTGAGAATTACAGTTTCGTTGATAAGAGGATATTCTGAAAGGTTGGTTTCGAGCGGATATGCCCACAGAAGTTGATCCTTGCTCGTCACCTTTTCTGAAATCATGGGACGCACCAACGCCCGTCCAATCCACGTATAGTCTATGTCCTTCTTCGGGTCTGCCTTTTTATCCAACAAGTCGCCCGGCCATCGGTCAGCATCAACATACCGATGCAAAATGTCTCCCTTTGTGAGGATGGGGTGTTTATCATCCAGTACGATGTCCAACACAACCCCAATTTCCATCTCATAGAATTCTATTGGAGCGGAACCTTTTCCGGAAGTATTGGTTGTTGCCAGACCAAAACTGTCTAACTCTCGGGAATTTTTTGTAGTAGATTTCCAGTAAGACATAGGTTAAACAACGGATGATGATGGTGGAAGGACGGTGGGAGCAGAGACTTCTTTGATTATCTCGGAAAGTTTTGCCTTGGAGACGCTTTCGATGAGTTGTTCCTTCTCTTCATCGGTTAATCCGGTAGAGTCTCCACCAGATGCTTCCAATTGTGCAGACTGAAGTCGTTGAAGTACTGCGGCGAGTTTGATGAGTTGCTCATCATTCTTGATACCTACATCCATCAACTCTTTGATGCGAGGAAGAAAGACTTGAGCATCATTTATGTTCTTGATATGCCCACGCACGTCTGAAAAGAGAGTGTCCAACTGGTCCTTCTTGCTTTGTGAACGATCTACGACCTCTTTGCACAAATCACGAAAGGTTTTTCCATCATATACATCGAAATCAAAGGTTGCCATACATACATAAATAGACCGGGACGCCCACTTTGAGCGTCCTACTATCAATTATTTTAACGGTTACGCCGTAGCGTAACGTTCAGTATTCACGTAACCATCGTCTTGATATGAACGCTGGATGTTGTCGTGATACTGTTTCATTCGGTTTATGACCTTGGTAATCTGCTGCGTCTTACACATGGCCATTTCACGAATGTAAAGATACAGTGCCTTCTTGTTGTATGCATCAATCCTATCTGAATTTCGGAATAACTCAACCACCGCATTGGCAATGTTAAGGTCTCTTTGTTTGGTGAAGATTTTGTTGACGTTCTTTTCCCAAAATTCAACTATCAATCGGATGAAATCTGACATCTCTTGTTGAGCATAATACTTGTCATGTGCCTGAAGTTGCACCGTATGCTCATCACGTTCCTCGCTGATTTCCACATTTTGGTTGAATTTCTTGTAGTTGGTGTTGTTCAACAAAATAAGATAGTGTTTTGCAATGATGGAAAAATAGGCAAACGCCCGTGCCTTTTTGGTGGGGTCGAGTTTGCTTGTTCGGTTGGGGTCAAACTTGTGCATGTTGGCGACAAGATGTGTGAGGCATTCCTTCTGAACATCTTGAGGACCAGTTTCAAAATAGGAGAACTTGAATGTGTTAAAAACATTCTCCACCAGCTTTTGAAGTGCGTGATGGATTCGCTCACGGAAAATCTGCTCACGGACATCTAAGTTTTCTTCCTTGTTGTACGCAATGATGGCGTCCTCAGTGTCCTGAGTAAAATACATTCGGGTGGTTCCGTTCTTGCTGCGTCTCTTGCGTGGGATTTTAATCTTTCCGACTACCTCAGACGGAACTGTTTCAATAATTTGTCTTATTGGAACTTTTGGCTGAATAACCTTTTGGACCTTAGCCGGTTTCTTTTCGGTGTTGCGGGGAGACTTCTGTCGAACGTTTTTTGTAACCTTTTTCTTTTTTGGCATAGAGTTATTGAATCCTATCGTCTAATTTCTCGACGAGGGCCAATAGCTCTTTGAAGACCTGTCCAACTTCATCATCCGACTCAAATACTCCCTTGCCAGTAGATTCAAATGACGATTTGAACGTAGAGTTCTCATCAATCTTTCTCATCTCTCCAAGTGTGTCTGTCACGTTTTGCTTGAATTCTACTACCCACGTTTCGTAGGTTCTGACCTTCTCTAGGAGCCTCTGAATAAGTATAAAAGTTGCTATGTTAAGTCCTAAAGAGATAATTAGTCCTACAATCAAAAAAAATGTAATCATGTGTTTATTCGTCGTCTGGAGGCTCGCCAGTGTCTATAAATTCTTTCAGTGTCTCTCGTGCCTCTTCAACAACGTCCCAATCTTTGGTTGTTATTCCATCGCTGATAAGTTCAATAATGTATTTGATGTCGGATTGATCCATAGAATCGTAGCCTTATTTTAAGGTTAACTGACCCATACATATATTTCATTCAGCTAAAGCGAAACTTTTTTCACTTCATAATTGAATATTACACCACTCCACTCGATTAGTCAACTTATTTTATCTATTCTTATTTAGTGAAGCCACGTAGGTCTTGGTGATGGTTTTGCCTCTGGTGCGCCGGTGGATTGAGGGAGTGGATTATCCGCCACAGGTGGTGCGGGCAATTCATCAGTTAGAGTCGGGCGTATAGAAGTCAAAACTTCCTCGTCTTTTTTATAGGAGACTACGTTGTAGGCAAGGATGAGTGCAATTGCCATTGGATCAAAGACAAAGATGATAGTGAAGATGAACCACTTGGCAACATTGTCAAGAGTGGTCCCGAACTGGTCTGCCACAAATTGAAAAGTTCGTATGTCCTTTGTCCCCGCAGAAGCAAATTTCATCTCGTTCACTTGTTGGTCAACCTTTTGGATTTCATCGGCAGTGTTCTGAATCTTCTCCTGCTCCACCTTAATGGACTCATCTGCGGACTTCACCATGTCAACGGTCTGTTCCTGAATCTGTTTCAGTTGGATAGGATTTCTCGTAAGGTATGCATTGGTCAATGTCTCACTCAAACGACCTTCTTGAATTTTTCTCATGTCGTTGAGAGTTTGAACACGGATTTTAGATTGAGCGATTTTGTCGTTCAGATAGGTCTTCTTACCTTCAATCAAAACAATCTTCTCCTGACTCGCTTTGAATTCTATGGCGGATTTCTGGTAAGCAGCACTCAAGTATCCAAAAATACCAAGTGAAGTTACCAACATGAGGACAAGCGTAGCTATACTGAGATAGGTTTTTAAGAACCCTTGAGTCTTATGCCAATAGCGGTATAAAAACGTCACGGCAACCAGCTTTCCAATTTCCAAGGAAGATGCCATAATTGCGGTTAGAACGAACGCACCCGCAAAGAGTGTCGCAATACCATAAACGGAGAAAAATGCTGCCACGAGAGCAATAACGATGGCTGTGATGCCAAGGAGTTTATCGAATCGGATGATACGGTCGAGAATACGGTCTTTCATTCTTTATAAATATTCCTACGCAAAGCAAAAGACCCCGGAAATCGGGGTCTGATGCGTATTCACGTATTCAATTATTCGGGCCAGTTGACGTAGTTAATGACCCCCAGAAGTTCTGTACTGTTTCTTCTGGAATAAATGATTCCACGTTCTGCACCCGTCACCGGGTCATAATCAACGGTCATTCTCTCGCTGTTTTCAGATTCCCATTTTGCGCTGTCCTGTGAAGGAAGTGCTAGAGTTTTGACATATGTTATGTAAAGGTTGTTCCAATGCGTCATAAACGTTCCGGTGTTTTGTTGGAGAATGTGAAGATATCCCGTAGAAGTATCTATGATATAATAACGTTTCAGGATGTAGTTGTAATCCCACAACATCATAGAAGAACCATTTCCAGAATAAGCCGGATAATCATTGTAAAACAACGACATACTAGGAGCATTTTGAATGGCTCTCAAATCAATTGTGTTTGGTGCCCACGTATAAGTCCATCCTCCACCAGTAGTCCAGTGGTGTCTGCGCCATCTTACAGTTGGGTAAAGTCCGTCAGTCGTAGCACCATATCCAGCATACAATGTCCAAACTGTAGGTTTCGAACCACTTGATGCTGCAAAACTTACAGAAATAGGAAGATCGTTGTAATGTCCGGCGGTACCGGGAATCAATCTCATGTTTAGAGTTGAAATTGGGAAATCATACAGACCATCATCAGTCCAAAGATACGCACGTTCCACTGAACCCGTAACTGCCGGAACATTTGCGGTGTTGAACAATCTACCATTGAAATTCCAACTGTTGTTTGATGCAGTACAAACAAAAGTCACCACGTTCGTAAGCATATCAAGTTTGGATACGTCACGCCTACTCGTGTGTCGATTGGAATTTATGACATAGAGGTCCGTTCCATTAGATGCAACAACTGCATTTCCCGGGTTTGCAATAATCCACGAACGACCAATTCCAGAAACTCCTGAAATACTTGCGGGTGTCCATTTATTGGTTGCAAGATCATACCTAAGAAACTGTCCATCGGTTGGTGCAGTTACATCAATGGATGTTCCACGCAAACCAACAACGGTTGTCGCCGCCGTGTTTCCAGTTACGTCACCCGCAAGTGTACTTCCACTGGCAGCAAAATTAACGGCATTGGAATACTTGATGATATAAGTAAAGGCAATGTTTCGTGGGCGACTATCTCCTGAAGAACCATTGACCGGATTTGACGTGGCCATTGGAAATGCACTCAAGCTGCCGGGAACAGTATGAAAATCCGGTCCTCCCGAACCATCTCCCGGAATTTGTCTTCCAGTATAAGACAATCCATCGCTCCAACTGCGATAGATGAAAAATCCATCATTATTTCCCGAACTATCAAAATTTCCAACACCGTGATAGTGAAGTCCTTGTCCGGCGACTTGAGCACTTGCCGTTGTTCTCCCCGAATCTATTCCACGACCATGATCCCATCCACGAATAAACTCACCACGTAGGTCGGGCATTTTGAAATAGAATCCGGAACTGTTTCTGTTTCCGAATTGGTCACACACATACCCATGAATAGAATCAAGGTCGGTATTTCCTATTTTAGCAAACAAGTCTTGATATGATGCGGTTAGCAATGCTGCACCATCACATTCTAACCAGTTGTTTGGAACTATTTGACCACCATATGCCATGATGGTTCCAATACCAACAGTATCTACTACATTTGTTGAGACTGGAGATACATCAGTGGAAGACGATTGGATTAGAATTCCTCCTTCATATGTACATTTTTTCCACAGTTGACTTCCTGAATCAAATTGGGTAAATGTTCCACTCTGTCCTTCAGACCCATTACAAGAGTATTTAAGACTTGCATTGATAATGCTTGTCGTGATTGCGGAGGCAGTTAAAGAAGTTATGTGACTTCTAGATCCGGTTGTAAAACTTGCGGTTAATGATTGAGTGGCAAACAATGATTGAGTGGCAAACAATGATTGAGTAGTGAACGCAGAGCTTGATGCAAAAAAGGAATTGATCGCAATACTGGCAGTTAAAGAAGTTAGCGAGTTGGTGGCGAATAACGATTGAGTGGCGAATAACGATTGAGTGGAATAATACGACTGAGATGCATACTGCGCTCCAATACTATATTGACTCTGAGTAATTGCCAGTGCGATCTGTGCCAATGTAGCACGGTAGGTCGTCATTGATCCACTGTCCACCAACGGCAGAAAATCATCCGACGTTGGAGAACTTGGAATTGGATTTAGTTCACTGATTTTAATTACGCTCATATGTTATTCCTTACACGTACTGAACTGTCCACGCCCTTGATTGTAATGTTGCTATTCTCGTAAGAGTAACGGGCAGCAATGCGGCATTTCCACGGATATCCAACGAGCCGGAAAGTAATCCATTTGTAACCAAATCAGCACAACTACTATCTTGAACTACCGCTGATAAGTTGTTATAGGATGCATCCAAATATTTTACAAGTGGAGGAATGGTTGGGAGATTAACCAATGATGGATTGTCTCGAACCCAAAACCATACCAAAGATGATGGAAGAGTAGTCAACCATCCGGACAAATTTGTGTTGCTGGAGAATGACATGCTTACAACGCTCGAAGGGAATGATGCAGGCGGCCCAACGATACTGTTAGCATCGCAATAGAGTTCTTTTAGTCCGACTGGCAATGTTGCCGGTAGGGTAGTGATTGCATTTTGAGAACAATTTATGTATCCATTTGACATGGAATCTGGCAACAATGGGAGACGAGACAATGAAGAATTTGCAACATACAATCTTT